TCATCTTTTTCGGTTATTTTTTAGTACTCTAAAGCAGGCAAAAAGGAATAGAATCCCCTGCGCCGCAACCACCCACAAACACTGCCGGCGACAGATAAGATAGTGCGGGATATCCACGGCCTGATTAATCGCCAAAGCAGATAGAAGCGTCAGTACGTCCTTGTCTCGGCGCCCGTTGCTTGCTACATACAGCCACATCGCTATGAAAATCAGCAGGTAAGACAGCATTCCGAATACATGGTAGAAGTACCACTGTTTCCCGTCCCACATACCCGTAGGATAGAACCAATAGACAATATCCTGCCCCCCCCGCCACAACTGGTGTAGGCAGGAAAGAGGCCAGGACAAAGCCAACAGGATTAATATGCCGTCTTTTCGTTTCATTCTGCAGGCGGCGGATTTTTAACAGGAGGAGGCAACGGGCCACCAGGGCCGTCCATGGTTTTCGGCGTTGCCTTGCCGGCGTCAGCTGAAATACGTCCAAGCACCGCGATCAAAGCAGCAATACCTATTTTGACGTAGCCTGTTTCACCTGCCTTGATCATTTCGTCGATTACCATCAGAGCTGCCAAAAGGTAGCCCACGACAGATGTCCATGTTGATTTTCCTAAAAGAAGTTGTTTCATATGATTGTGTTTTTAGTTTGATCGTGAAAGTAATTTCCATCCAGCGCCGTCAGACTGTACCTCCCATGTTGTATTTGCAGGGAAAGTAGTAGTCCCTGAACCATCTATGCTCACGGATGATATCGTGCAGCTACCAGCTGTTGTATTGCGTATCTTGTAGATGCGATTCGGGTAGGTGGCCGCCGCTGGCAGGGTAACCGTAATGCCGCTGGCGGTTATGAAAACGGTAGTAACTTCCCCTAACGTCGTACTGGTCGAAATGCTCGAAGTTGTAGCGCCAAAAGATCCTCCTGATTGCAGGGTGCTGGCAGGATTGACCCCAACTCCCAAGTAACCGGAAGGGAATATATTATTCTGCGCTGTTGTGCTGCCGCTGATGCTATATGCAGAGTTAGTAGATCCGTACAAGTTATTCACCCCTATCTGAAGCGATGTATCACTGCTGAAAACTGCCCGGTAGGCGTGTGATGCGGCATTGCTGCCCCCATAATTATTATTGAACCATACGCGCCCTGTGTTCGATACTAAGAAGCCGGTATTTGCAGTACCGGCGTAACCGTAACCTTCCGCGTGGTTGCTGGAAATATCAACAGACCCGTTGTTGCTTGAAAGCACCGCATAAGTATTACTACTATCCAGCGTATTGCTTCGGATCTGTACATTCCGCGAGTAGTCGGCTCGGATACCTGCATATTTGAATACGTTGTTGGTTATCGTAATGGTATTGAAACGCGAGGTTCCATTCAACCCCAGTGCAGCAGCCCCCATATTGGCTAGCGTGTTGGGCTGGTGTACGATCGTATTTCCGCTAATGTACACGTTGATGTTAGCAGTTGCGAGATTGTAGTACGTATATATTGTATTTGTTGCTGTAGCCGAGTTCAGGTAAGTAAACCTGTTGCCGGTGATACGCAGTGTTCCACCGATAGCCTCCCCGCCGGCGCCTGAAAAGTTGAATCCCGAACCGAGTAAGTCGTATGTGCCGGAACTGAAAGTAACATTGTTGTCCTTTATATCGTAGTTCGCGTCCCGCACTTCATACAGGAATATCGCTCGGTTAGAGTGGTTTCCGAGATATATAGTGTTACCCGAAATCATGTTATTCCCTCCCCCGGCGCTAATAGACCCGTACACTGTGTTGTTTGCGATAACCGACCCCTCCACGTTTCCGTGGAAATCCACCGCACCATTTCCTCCGCTATTCGTAGAGTCGGCAAAGGTGTTATTTATTACGCGGATACCGCGGTTAACGAGCGGATATGATGCCATGCTGCCGACGCTGATACCGTGCCGGGTTGCGTAGGCGTAGTTGCGTTCTATGGTAATATTCTGTGAGTTTGCGATCAGTAGCCCGTAGGGATTGATGCTTTGCTGGTTCATCGATGCGTAGCAGTCACGGATCCCGCTGTTTATGCAGAAGTAGTAGTTTATATTGCCACGGTTGCCGTTTATGCTCTTTACGTTATATACATTGTAACCTAATCCGTGCTTTATACCTATGCCGATTGTGTAATTCCGGCTGTCAACTGTGAGGTTGGATATGCTGCCTTTAATCGGCGTTACTTTATAAACGCTGGTGCTGGCGGTCGGATAGTTCCCGAATAAACCACCTTGCACGTAGGCGGTGCTGCCGGTGCTGGATTTGGTGGTAAAAAAGTACTCTCCTTGCTTGTAGAAATAGCGATATGAACTATAACTATAACTCGCTGTGTCACCGATCATAATCAGGTCGTTTGCATTCAGAGAGGTTGAGGATACGAGTGCAATGCTGGTATCCTGTGTCTTCGCAACGGATGTAAGGTTCGGAAGCTGCGTAACAGTTCCTTCTCCGTATAACGCCCATGTGTCCGGCGGCCCAACTGGTGGAGGGTTAGCGGTTGAGGGTAAAGCAACGATAATAGTTTTATCAATCCCCTGACCAGACAGGTTTACGCCGTCACGTAAATTCACCTGGTAACTGATTGCATATGAGCCGTTGCCTAACACCACGTTTGTGGCGCCGAAGTCGAGAGCTTTCTGTATGATACGCAGGTCGTCGGTTATCCCGTCCCTCGCCGGCCCCCACCAGTCAACTTTGACCGTATGCTTGTCGTATATGCGTTTCCAATACCCACCAGCAGCGCCGGGGATAATCACGCCAGTGTCGGCAACTGCCGGCCCTGCAATACGGTAAAATAACCCGCCGCGAGTGGTATCTATCCAGTACAGCAAGTTAGCCCGTCCGGTATATGAGTAAAAGCTGTTTAGCGCCTGCACTGTATCCACTTCCCCGATCTTTCCCCAGTCCATGTTTCCAGCCGCGTCACCGACGATCGCCCGTCCTGCTCCGGTATTAGCATTGTACAGCTGTAGCTTATAGGCAGTCAATAAACTGTCGCCCCGGAGGTTGGCCAGCTTCTGCGTGCCGGCATACCATCCGAAGGAATATTTAGTGCCCACTGAATCGACGCTGGCCCACAATTCTGTGCTATCCACTCCGATAGCCTTATCGACGCTATTAGTCCCCATATGTGGGTAAAACACAAGTCTGCTGCCCGGGCTTCGGCCGGAATAGGTAGGCTTAAATTGCCCTGGAGTTCCAAAAAGTACGTGATTGCCAGCCGCATTTTGCATACTGAAAACCCCCGTTATGTTTGTAACAGTATCTCTTTTAATCTGAAATATGGTAGAACTCAAATCGTAAAAACGGAAGTCTGCTGCTCGGTTCATCTTAAATCCTAATCCACCTGTAGCGCTGGTGGTAGGGCCTATATAGCTCGTGTCAGTGCCAGTCATGCCGGCAACAAATGTTAGATAATCTCCGAATCCATATGTCGGCCGCGTTATGATTGCCTGACCATTAATATTAAATCCTGGCCCTGCCTGTGGCGCCGTGATCTGGTTACGGATGTACCGCAAGTCTGCTGCGCCGTAGGTCGGTTTGTTCAGCAGGGAGTCCGGCAACGCGTTGATGTTAGCCTGCGGGATTCCGGTCATCTTAATAGCCAGCTCCCCTCCAGATGTGAGGCGGAAGTAAAGGGTATCGTTACTACGACGCGCGGAGTCCAGAGCTGTAATCTGCGAGGCAGAAACAATTTTATTCCACCAGGACCCATTCCATGTATACAAGCTGCTGTCAGAAAGCTGGTATACTATTGCTCCCGGAACAGCTAGATTGCTTCGCATTACAGTATCACGCGGCAGATTCAATGTGCTATCTACAATGATATTCTTGAACCTCCAACCATATTCCGGCCTGTTCTGATACGTCTGTGCTGATGCGGTGCACGCCAATAACAGCACTATTATTACATTTACTATTCTCTTCATGTCAATAATTAATTAGCGGCAAAGCGCCTACGTTTTTACCTCTTGTTTCATTTCCACCAGTAGATGATGTGGCTTCATATACATTATCAAAATCATTATTTCCTGATATTGCCCAACCATGCGATCCTGGTGTCCCTGGTGTTCTATTATACATATGCGAATGGCTTTTAAATAAATCATCCTGCAGGCTACCTGTAAGGTTAGATTGTCCCGCTGCTGAACGATCAACGTCTACCGATCCAGAAGGGTCTAAGTAACGCGGAAATCGCCCGGAAAGATTCGGGAAGTTGAAAGTCGTTGATCCGTCTCCTGTCCCCCATAAACCTTTGTTCAATAGCCAGGTGGCATTATCTACCACTGCCGCAGGCTGCGCGGCTGCCAGTCTCTGAACCCATGCCCACACTCCGGGATATTCGGTGCGTAAAACAGGAGTGTCTGTTGTTGCAATAAACTGGTTAGGCCCCTTCAGATATCCGAAATCCACTGTTCCGATGCGATTAAATCTATCACTCCCTGAATAATGCACAATGCGCCATCCATTGCCGGCAGCGTTAGGGATCAGCAGTATCTGATCATTCTGCCCCAGATAAAATGAAGGCCATGTTGTGTTATTGAACGCAATTGTGTCTGAACCAGCACAGGTAAGTGTAGCCTGCCGGTGCACGCCACCGTTTGAAGTGATTGCCAAAATCACATTTTGCGGATAGGCTGCTGCTGACGGCAAACCCACAGTAAGAATCGCTGATGCCCCCTGCAAAACAATCAATTTGCGGAACATGCCACCTGTAATGGTTGAGCTGGACGTAATTATCTGTTCTCCATTAGTAAAGCGCGCTATGGCGTCAGGAGTGGGTATATATGCGCTGAACTGAGGATCAAAGGAGATAATTACTTCTTCATCTGCTGAAAATATATCTCCAGGCTGAAGTAGTACAATACCACCCCCAACTACAGTATTGTCCCACAATACACCTTTAGGAATAAGCAATCCGTTACGGTGTACTTCGTAAAACTTACCATCCAAAAACGGATCATCAATTTCGCCCTGCCCGTCGCCATTTACGATGATAGAAGCCCCTGGCGGCACTGATCCTGGAGTGCTTCCGGTAACCTTATAGCGCCGGGATGGGATCAGTGTGCCACTACCAAGGACAGAGGATATAAGCTGCGCCAGGTCATTAACGGAAATTCGCTTACCTAACAAATCCGTGGCCTTACCTATGGCCAGATAATCCGATAGTGCAGGTAAGCTCACATCGGCCAGTTCCTGAATGGCCACCAAATTCACTATGTCTACATTCGGTTTCATTACGCAATAGGCGTTAATACATTGTCCATATCCTGATCCATACTAATCACATTATCTAAAGTTTGATCTGAGCTGATAGCGAAGGACGCCCCCTGCTGAGCGAAAACGGTTATCGGGAATGGCTGCGGAGCGTTATACTCTATTTCCATATTGAAATAGCACCCGCCATCGACAGAGCTAATCAGCCTATAATAATTGCCGTGGTTGGCGGAATAATCGTTGAAAATCTGTATGACATCATCCGGGTTTGTTGCCGGTCCGATAAGCGTAAAGTCATACCAGAACACGGAAAGCGGATACGGATTCGGACATCCAACAAGCATTTTCTTGCTAAAATCTGATAGGTAAACTACTTTCTGGATTGGTTTCGCTTCAGTCTTCAGCTCTCCGCAACCAATGGCAGATACGTCGAATTTGACCACATCCCGCATCTGGGAAGTGAGGTTGAGGCTCGTCAACAGGATTTCTCCGGAATGAACGATACCTCCGTTTTCAAAGGCACTTGCCGCCCATTTCAACCGGGTGCCGCTTTGCCCTGCTTTCTGGAAATCCAGGAAGTTGTATGCTTCCGTATAAACCAGTAGGACCGGCATGTCAATAGTATATCCCATGTAGTCCGGTATATAATCACGCCACCGGGACTGTGGTCCGCTGATTTCTCGCGTGTCGAAAGTCTGCGAGATCTGGCAGTCGGTAGCATAGCACACCGGGATCATCTCACCGTTAACTTCGATGCTGGCCATAAAATCTGAACCAGGTATTGGCATTATTCGTCGTTTGAGTCCTCAATGTCAAATTCTGTGTAGGTGGTATCTGCGCCGTTTTCCGGCAATACCTCCTGCAGGTTGGTGACATGGGTGCATGTTTTAACTATATACCGATCTGTTGTTTGGACAAACTGCCGTCCAAACAGATAATCAAAAGAGAAGATGTGCCAGAACTCAATCGTGTTGCTGTACAAGTTACCCTCCCATCCATACACCGGTCGGGCATACTGGTCTATGATCGAGTCGGCCAAATGCTGCTCTACATCCAGTTTATCCGCCGGAACCGTCTCAGACGCCCATTTTTCAGATGGTACGCCGGTATCGGATACTGAAATAGTATTTGCCAGCCCGTTAAGTCCGGTATCCATAAAGTAAAACTTCTCATCTTCCAGCGGCTTGGAGAAGCGGCCGTTGTTTGTATCGATGATTTTTCTTCCCACGGATGACATGGGGATTATCCCTATTTTTATCGGGTATATCTCCACTCCTTGGGCAGAATCAGGGGCATCGAGAGTATTAGGATCTGTCGGCGTGTAGATACTTGTTTGTAATTCCAGCTGGCTAGATGTCTCAAACTCCCCTATTTTTGTTGGAATAGGGACGCTCTTAATCTCCAAGCTACCAATTTGCTTGCGCCCAGATCGCCTAATATCAATATCCGCCACAGGTCCATAAGTCCAGTCACCTGAAGAAGAAAGGTATAACCTCTGCCCAGGATTCGGCCCCGCCAATACAACGCGGATTTTAAAGGCGTCTACATTGCGGAATTTATATTTGAATGACAGCTGAATTATGTCGCCCGGGCGCGGAGATCCCACCTCCGGAGGGACAAAAACACCCCCAAAAAAGTTGATAATAAAGTCCTCACCTGGAGAAGCACTATTATACTGAAGAAAGGCTGTATAAGGGTCTTCTTTTGTCCCACTGCCGTGTTGCTGAACATCCGGAGCTATCATACCTGGCCAGTCCTGGAATTGCGTACCAACCCCCGGAAAGTCATGGTATACACTCCAATCGAAATTCGCCAATCGGTTTAACGAACGATAATCCAGCGATAATTCGACCTTCTTTATTGCCGGGAACATGATGATATTCGCAAAATCATCCACAGGGGTAGCGTCTTTTGCTGCCCGGCTAACTCCGATCGTCCTGCGGGCCGTTTGAAGCGTAATGATGTTTTTGATACCAAGGATATAGTTTTCGGCAGTGATTGCCGGACGCAAAAGATCCGGCATCCGGATAATCCATATCTTATTCTGGGCGATGAATAACCGTAGGTAGAACTGCTTGCATACCTTTTCAAGTACCGTATAGACATCATCCGGTCCTTTTGCGAAGTCAAAAAACATGTCCGAATGAACGTATAGGTCATTGAGAAAGGAACCACCTATGCCGATGTTCTCCGGACGGAGGGTATTAATTACATTCACCTCCATGTCATCTTCCATAACCTGCATCAATCCACGCGTAATAAGCACGTCGTACAGGTCCATCCATCGATAGTCGATCAGACCAGTCCCCTTATAAGCATCCCATTTTACTCCTTTAGTGAACGACAGGCCATCCACTGCTGTTAAAGTCACAGTGTATGGTGGGGCTTTATATTCGTAAGTGCATGAATCCGGCTTGACATAATATCTTCCGTATAGTACATCGGCTCGGTATACATCAATACGAAACCTACGTTCATCTACATCAAAGAAATGTGCAGGCAGCGGCTCGTCAGGTGCGCCAGTAAATTCATACTGAAGTGTAGCCTGCTGACCGATAATAATAGTTGCTTTATCATCGGATGTATCCACGCGTTCAAGAACCAAAGGTTCGGCTGAAGGAGTTAATATGATCGGGGTTGCTCCTCCGTTGGCTTCATCATCCCATATATCTGCACGCCATGCAACTGGGTGTATCTCATGGTTGTCGATGAATGACAAGGTATGTGTGTGAAAATAAGGCATTAGTTTATCCGGGCTTTTGCGCGGGTAGCCCGCTGGTTAGCAAAAGCGATATCCTGGCCGCGCAGGACACCTACTACCCGAACAACACGAGCGCCGCCACCACCCAAACGATCCAGCACCTCAGAAGGAATAACGTATTCTTCACGGCCGGGGTTATCGCCGACCATGGCAAGCTGTGGGCCGCCAATTATACCCCCGCCCGTCGCGAATGACGGTGTTTTATTTCGCAAAACTTCGCCCAAAGCTACAGCGCCAATGCCGGCCGCCAACGCTACATATGGATTTGCTAACAGTGATTTTTCAGCAATAATTTTAAGAGTTGCTGCAGCAATAAGCGCCTTCCCAAAGTCAGCGATAAATTGCCCCATAACACCAACAAGTTTGTATAATGAAGCCCCGAGTGAATCACCTCCAGAAACAATACTTGCAATTACATTGCCAATACCATAGGCAGTCGCATTTGCCAATCCTGAAAACTGCTCCTTTAAATCAATAGTCGCTGCGCCCAAAGGCTCAGTTATCTTACCCCAAGTGATAGTGGTGTTGTCTATTTTAGACTGCATCCTATCCCTAGTATCTTGATACCTTTTGTTAAATTCATTTTGGTATTTATCCAGGTTCTGCAACCCACCTGGATCAATTTTACGAATAATAAATGCCTTGCCAACCTCCTGTAAGCGTTTTCCTATTTTCTCGGTACCTATGGTCGCAGCGCCTATGTGATTTATTTGATCAGCTATGTTTTTGAGTACAGGAGATGCTGGAGTAAGCCCAAGTTTAACCAATTCCTCAAATGCTTTTTGTAGTGCAGTAACCTTATCTTTAGAAATGGAATCAAAAGATGCGCCGGTAAGCTGTGCCTGGTAGTCAATATTAGACAGTTCCTTATCGAGTGACTTTAAGACATCCTCAGTAGTTTTCACCTTCTTATCCTTAATATCTCCTGCAAAAAAGTTAAATTTATACTTCTTTGCTAGGTCAGCAGCTTGATCTTGAAATTCTTTTGCTATCTTCTCAAATAGAGCCTGTGTCTTATCATTTTCTTTTGCAATCTTCTCACGCTCGGCAGTTGCTGCTTTTTCATATAGCTTTTCAGCGTCCTTACCTTTACCTTTTAATCCACTAAATATATAAGGCACAACATCTTCTGACGGCTTGCTTCTGACTTCTTGCGCCGCCAATGCTTGTTCTGCAGCCTTTTGTAAGGCAACCTGCGCAGCGGCTTTCAGTAAAGTAAATTTTATATAAGCATCAGCATTCTTTGCCAATCCCTGTTCAACCTCATCGAGAGTTTTTACAGCACTAGTTGTTTTCCCGATCGTCTCGTTATACTGCTTTACTACTCCCGTTTTGTCAATGAAACCCTTTTTAGCCAGTTCTAAATTGTTTTTCAGAGTGCTTATCTGTGCATATGCTTTTGCATACTCATTAGAAGCGCCCTTTATAGCATCGGCATGGGCTCTAAATGCACGGGTCGCATCGCTTACAGTGCCGAATATTTCAGAAATAGCTTTCCCGAGACCGCCATATTTCTGAATTGTGACAGTCAACAATGATGTTATAGCAGAAACAGCAAATGCGATACCTGCGGGGCCAACCAGTGCACCTCCGAGTGCCCTTAAGGCACCAGCAGCGCCACCATTAGCAGCGGACAGTCGACCCAGACTCTCGATTAAAGGGGGAATATTGTTTTGAATGGCGATAAACCCGAAAGGCAAATCTTGCGCGATACGACTAAAATCTGTCAATGCAGCACCGCCGGCAGCAGCGGGGCGCCTAATGTTTTGGATAGCGCGACCAGCGTTAGTCAACGCTCCATTTAGGCCAACATATGACAATTGTCCCAGTTGAGCACTATTTATGAAGCCTCTCATCACCGCAGAATTGGCTGATACATTTCTGTTCAATCCAACCATAGTGGCACTAACCGACCTAATCAAACGATCCATCCCCGTAACAGCGTTACCTGCATTAGTCAGTGCCCCACCTAATCCCACAAAGGATATTCTGCCATTTTGCGCATCTGTAATGAAAGCGCGCATGGTAGGCGATGTTCCTAAAAGATTATGGTTGAATCCTTGTATTGATGCTGTTACCTGAGATGTACCACGATTTACGAAGCTTAATGTACTGGCAAGGTTCTGGGCGGAAGATCCAGCTGTATTTCCTGATTGTGTGGCACTGGCAAGTGAATTACTTAGAGCGTTAGCCGCGGCAGTCGCAGCGTTGGCCGCTGAAGTCAGGGAGCTCATGGAGCTGGCAGCATCTGCCATCCCAGATCCAGCTGCCTGCGCCTGGGCTAATGCCGCCTGAAGTGTAGAAATGAATTGAGACGCATCAGCGCTAAGTTGTACGTTTAACCCCTGGTTGACTGCCATTGCCGAAATATCTTTTCTTCATCAGCTCCGTCTCTTCTTTGGACGGCAAAACCGTGTTAACTTCTTTCTTTTGATCTGTAAGGAGCGGCCATATTTTCGACGCTGATGGGGCTTTTTTGCCCTTCTTGGTGTTTACCTGAATGAGCGTATATGCTACCATACGTGCTCCCTCCTTCAATCTATCCATCCGCATCCAGTATCCTTGATATGCTCGGCTGTAGTCCGACCATGTCATACACATAAACTCATGGCGCCGTAGCCCTAGTTCCCCAAGGGCGAAGTTTAAGACCCCGTCCCATGTTTCTTTTTTTTTCCTGCTGACTTGCTATCTCCATTGGCATCCGGTGGAAGAATATGAGGGATCTCTATGGATCTCTTCCAACATTCCCATACCTGGACTACATCTGCGTCACTTAATTCTGCCGCCCATTCAATCACTTGCTGACGACTGTACGGACAATCCATGTCTTTAGCAGAATAGTATCCGATAAGAGCAGAATAAATTAGCTTTGCACATGCTCGCATATGATTTGCCTTGATCTCTTCCGCGATCTTAATACCGGCCTCAATTGGATCTAATCCAAACAGGTTGCCTAATTCGGCCTTGGAATAATTGTTGAAATACAAGTCAACAACCTGTCCGCCAAGGGTAATCTTAATCTTTCCGTGCATATCTTAGGTTGTTGCTGGTTCAATCGTTTGTGTGTAGTCGCCTTTTGCGGTGATGGTGAAGTCGAATGTGGCCACGTCGTCATTTGGATAGCTGGTATCCAGAGAGGACACAAAACCAGTGCCTTCTTTCACCACGTCACCTGGTACTTCGATACCGCTGAGCGGGCCTATCTTCCAGTTGATGGTAGTCCTGTTTCGTACCAGTTCGTCCATCAGGGCTTCGGACGCTTTGCCGCCGAAAATCGGCTGGTCAGTGTCACCCAGGAGGATCTGCGAAGTGCCAGTAATTTCAGTAGTCATGGTGTTGGCCGGTAGTTGGTCCGGGCCGCACTTACTATTCGCGTCTACCACATCGCGGGAGCGAGAAAAGGTCAAATCAGTTTGGCATACCATTATGATGTACACCGGAGTATCAGATAACGTAGCGCTTATGAACACACCAATCGACCCTATCTCGGGTTTACGTTCTGCCATTGTTACTTAATTGAAAGTTCTTTCGTGTATTTTATGACCAAACCGGATTAACCGGCGAAACAGCTTGTAAGTATTGTTTTGTCCTCCTACTGTAGTGTCCAGAAGGAGGTCAGTTGAAAGGATCTGAAGGTTAGGCCCGACATCGACGAAATTTTTGTCCGCCGGATGCACAAGCCCGTAAATCTGATCAGCGATATCATCCGCCACTTCATCATTTATAGCCCCTATGAAGCCGGTGACGATGTCAATCAGAATAGTATTGTCCTGTCCCTGGTTGTTCTTTGTGGATGATTCCACGCCGGTTTGGGTAGACAGGATGATGTAAGGGTAAACAGCATCGTTTGGAGCCATCTGGCTATAAACCGGAACCGCCAGAGAATCGGAAAAAACAGCGCCGTTCAGCCGCTGGAAATATCCTGTTCTTAGTGGTTTGTTATAGTCTATCATATCGTTGTTATCCCGGTTATATTGCTTCCGCTGCTCGGACGTATCACTGTAATCCCGCTGGATGATGCCCGGAGTAATTCTGCTTTCAGCCGCTCTATCAATAACCTGCGCTCCTGTTCAAACGCCGGGAAGAGATAAGGATGCGCTGGCATATTCACCTGCTTAATCCCCCTCCCCTTGAACTGAATAGCGTAGCTTTCCAATCCCGCCGGGACATCTACGAGAGCACCGGTCCCAAACTCTACATAAGGTGCATAATGGACTGCAGCGGTGACGTTGTAGTCAAGGATTCCATTGCGGGTAAAGGAGATCGACTGTTTCAGTGCGCCGGTCTCTGACGGGGCCATGGCTTTCGCATTGTTCACAATCGTTTCAGCTGATGCCTTCAACTCATTGTCCAGGTTCTGAATTACGTTCTGCTCAAGATGCTGTACATCCCGTAACAGTTCTGTAATCCCTGTAAAGTTGAATGCAAACTTTGCCCCCATTACACTTGCTCTACTAAAATCAATCTCACAAACCGTTTACGGCCTTCTGTATACTCCTGTTGACTGTTCAGCACAAGTATTTTACCCTCATACAGAAACCGTATATCCTTGCTTACCTCATGTGATGGCGTATACCGAACAAAGACCTCGTAACTGTTCCCCTGGACGTTCTGTAAAGCAACCATATCACGCATAGACTTCACCGGGCCAATATATGCCCATGTCGTATAGATCGTGTCCCATGTCTCGGTAAATCCTCCGGAGCCGTTTTGTGTGACTGTCAGCTTTTGAGCTTCCAGCCTCCGATCCAGCTGACCTATTGGTCTTGTCTTGATCATATATAAACACCGGTGCCGTTCCTACGAAATGGTTTCAAGCTCATAGCGGCCATGGGGGAAACCTTTGTGTCATCAAAGTTTTCGTCACCAAGGTGCTCAAACATCCATAGTACCTGCTGTTTGATTGCGGTTCTGAATACTTCCGGTATATCCGCAGCTTCATACCCGCTTTCATACTCCAACTCCAGGTAGCAGCTACATGGAGATTCGATAAACTTGTGATCCAGACCAATAATCGTCAGTTCCACAGAGTTTCCTTCTTGATTCTTGCCGGTAACGGTCCCTATCGGCGCGCCGGGGACCTCTATTCCTCCGCAGGAGTTATCTACAATCGCGGTAACCGTTTTGCGGACAATCCCGATATCATACTTCTCCTCAAGCAACTGACGGGCAGCGGTAATAAGACCGGTCAGTACATTATCCTTTTCGTTGAAATCAATGCTGGCCCACAGCTTCACGTCGTCAAGCGTAACCGGTTCCGCGGTAGGCGAAACAGTGATCTTCTTGTCTAAAAGCTTATTGCTGCACATCAATCGTAGAGGTTGGACCTATATCTTCCCGGGATTCCGGTTGTCTCGGCCTTGTGAAAAGATCTGATTTCGCGTTTCTCCGGCGGGTGTTCTGAATCGACTTTCTCAGATTCCAGCTCCTCAGCACCTTCGGTTGTTTCCTCACCATGAACAAGGGATAAGGGCCGCTGAATAGACAGCAGCCCTCGGTTATCAATATGATCAGGTAGTCGCACCGTAGAAATCACCTACGATGAAATAATCGTTACCGTAGATCGGGAAGCAGATTGTCTCCTCGATGCGTACTGTAACCATGTTTTTCTGTACGTTGTCCTCGTCCTGTTCAAAGAACTGCAGGATCGGCGGTTCCTGGATGATCAGGTTTGCACCCATTACCCAGTCTCCTACGATAAACTGGCCAGGATTGGCAGCGGTGGATTTAAACACAGGCACACCGCTTACGTATAGCTGACCATTTACATAGGTCACCAGTTCACGCGGCAGGTCATATTCACCACTTCCGGATGCTCTGTTCAGCAGGATTGTTGCGTAGTCGGCAGGGCGTACCAGGATGCCGTTAACGTCACGGTCTGCCTCCTCCAGCTGGGTAATCGCTTCAACCAGCTGTTCCACCCATATCTGTGAAGCACCAGAGAACGGCGTAAAGTTGCCGGCGTCTGTGATACCGGAGATGTTGGGAGAAGTACCATCTCCATTCAGCAACTGCTCGTCTTCTGCGCGCAACAATTTTTCCGGCAGGCGGGACTGCAGGAACGTGGTTAGACCCTGAACATCACGCAACATTTTGCGGGAAACCTTCACGATACCGGCGATAGTTTCAGCAGGAACGCTTACCTCCTGCAGGCGCAGGTCAAGTCGAGGTTTAGCAGCCCCGTCGGCGGTTGGAGCAGGAGCACCCTCGCCGGCAATTTCCTTAACGTATGCATAGTGGGACCCACTCATGCTGCCGCCGGAAAGTAACTGGCGGATATGAAGACGACGACGGGGCTGCTCGATAATACCCGGGCGGAGATCTGTAACGGATACATTCGCAGTTGGGAATGTGGTGGGGCTGATCAATGTCATGTCGCCCACTGCTTTCATTTGGAAAGCAACATCTTTGCTTTTCTTAGATGCGAACTGCTCGATTGCACCCGCGTTTTCCTGAATAGATTCAGCCAGCAGGTCGCGGAAATGCTTCCTTTCAGTTCCTACAGCTACATTTTTCTTTTGGCTGTCTTCGATCAGCTTGTCCAAGGCTTCCTGGTTTTTCTGATCGGCTTCATCTTTTGATTTCTGCCAGATGCTGAAGTTCTTCACTTCGCCTTCGATAGAATCTACCTTGCCAGCGGCTTTTTTAGCCTCTTCGGTAGCGGCATCAGAAGCCTTCTTTGCTTCTTCAGCTGCGGATTTAGCGCCTTTAACTTCGATTACAACTGGCTCCAGTTCTTCCTGGAACGCCTTCTTAATATCTTTTACTTCCATGTCACTCAGTTGAAAAGTCCTGTGATAGTGTGTTTTAGCTCGTTTTGGATGTCAATCAGAACCTTTGCACTATCCGGCTCAGTGGACTTGATTTCCGGCTGAGTGGCATGGGATGATAGGTCAATCGTAAACTGCTGAAGCCTGGTTAATTCCAGCTGCAGCAAACTTGTATCTTCATTGAAACGTCCAGCCTTGACGCTCTTAATAAGCAGGTCAAAACGTTTGATTTCAGATTCAATAATTTCGGCTGTAATAGCAGATTTGGTAACTCCTAAAGTTGGGGTATAGGGATTGGCGCCCCATAATACAGCGGAGCCTTCCCATAAGGCTGCCTCGGTGATCTCCCGAACGTCGTCTGCCCGCTTGGCAAACTTCATGGTACGGAAGCCAACACTGTGCTGGTTGATATCTCCAGCCTCGTATAGCGGCCAAATGGTATCCCTCCATAACGCTGTGTCGCGGTAAGGAGAAATACCGACAATATGCTTCCCTTCTTTGTATAACTCGGTAAACTTGCTAAGGGCAGATGTGAGGCAGTACCCGTGGTCTGCCATGTGCCAAATCTCATTTGACCCCTGTGGGCCACGCTCTTTGATCGTTTTGTCAAACGCCGTAGAGGAAAACACGTCACCGTCACGGTCAACGCTTTCCAATTCAGCTATAGCCACCTTAACGCTGCGCGTCTTGGTATCTATATCAAGAGTCTTGAGATTGAAAACTTTGTGCTCCAAAACCGCCTTCATGGGCAGATAGGTAGTTTGGCGGTCGAAGCAAAAAATCAGAGAAGGAATCAGAATAAAATCAGCCCGCTGAAACAAAATTACCTATTTGGTATTAAAATACCAAATAGGTAATAAAAATTGTTATATGGTTATGATCCCGGTAATATTGCTGATCCCGCCAGGCCGGATAACGGTAATCCCAGTTGGCTCTGTAGGTTTCATTATTACCCGGCCCCTGTCGTCCTTTACCGCGACGAACTCCTGCCCACAGCGGCAGCCTATTACGTTCTGCTTTGATCCGGAAGGATCACCAGGATACATTAGCAACTCTCCTGACACTACAAATGGGTCTTCCAGATCCACAGTCTGCCCCAGCGGCTCCCAATGGTCCCAAGGTGACGAATTATGCGCTCTGCGGGTTCGTAAGTCATGAAGCGATAGCCATATTTTGCGTATCTGAAAAGGCAACCACTTCGCGGCAGTATATGCCCCGTAATTCAGCGCACGGGTTACCTCTGTACGGACAATTGCCGGCAGGCCGCGGTCAGATGCCTCTACCCGCAGGTCAAGCAATATCTTATCTTCCTCGGACCGGCTTACAGGTTCTCTCTGTAGCGCCTCCCGGATAAAATTTGGATTATTAAGTACATCGTTCAGCTGCTCATCAGTCAATTCTCGGTTGAAATGCTGCAGGATAAACGCCAAAATCCGCTTCCTTTGGGTGGCTATGATGCTCATCACGGAATAGGTGATACCAAGGTTGAAGAAAAACTGCGACATGGCATCCAGGATGAACTGGGTAAAGTCATCAGATTTCCGCATTTGGCCGGTAAGGGAGTTCCGGACCTGCCTGGCACGCTCTAACCCCACCCCTCTGTATAGAGCGTGAAGGACTTCAGCAACTGGTTTCATGTCGATCAACGTGTCAATTATGGCGACAGCAGCGGGGATACTATTATCCTTTGCGTACTTTATAAAAGCATCAACATTGGCATCAAGCGCCTTTTTAACATGCGGATGCCATTTTATTTCCTGTTTCAGATGCCAGCGGCTTTGATTACGCGCTGATATCCGTAGTTGCTGTTTGTTCACTTCCTCTACTCAATTGCTCACATATTTCCTTGTACCGATCATGACTGGCTATTTGGCGCCCACCTAAAAACGTCCGGTGGGCAACAAGCACCAGTTTAACACAGTCTTCGAACTGCTTCTGTGTTTGAAACACATTTAAGGTAACCGTTCCACCATCACACCACACAGCCACTCCATTGGCCGGCAGGAAGTAAACCACATTCCGGTGATCTTCTGTAGATAGCCCGAAAGGCAAATTGCCGTTATAGTGGTTTATGATCAGCTGCTTCACGGCTGGAGATATCTCCAACCCATCGATGTCAATTGTCCATTCAAAGGGCTTCCGCTGGCGCTCTTCCACTTGCTTAACCAGCTGCCGGCATGATTCACTTCTCATAAACTCAGCTATTCTCCGTGATAAATAACTACTTCTCCATCTTCAGGATAATCATCTCTAATACCTTTTCTTGCCAGTCCAAGGAGTATTAATTCCTCATCCACACACATCTGATACTTCGAAAAAACATAGTCATCAGTAAACCCATAGATCTCTTTGGCTATTTCTTTGTGTTCATCTGTCGGATTTTTAGCAAGCAATGTGAATATTTTGCCAAACAAACGGGCTGAAGTTCGATCTGCCATATTTTGATATCACTTTGCGTTTACAACGTCCTGTAATTCTTCGCCAACCAAAGCGAAGTACATATTTTGCAATTGGTGTACAAACTCAATCTTAACTCCGGTAAATACCTCTGTGCAAACACTTGTCACATCTCTCAGAGAAACCTCACCATCGAGATAGACAGCGTATATATATTTATGCGCTCCGGTACTGTAAAACACATTCCTATTAGCAACATTTTCCCCACGGATGAACCCAAACCGACCTAGCCACTCCGCGGTTATCGGAATCCCAGAATAGACCATTTCGCCACCATCGATTGTACATCCTGTCTCTTTGTTGATCGCAATATCATTTATCTTAAAAAATGTATGCCCACCCCTATCAAGGGAGTAAACATACATTTCCGCACCGCGGTAATTGATTAAGTTATTGATTCGCAAGTCTGTTACTTTGATCACTGTTTATTGATTTATTCATAATAATTTGGTACTCTATCACCCTATCTAGGTAGCTTCCACTTATAGTTATACTGCTTCCTAATACTTTCACACTCTTCAATCTGCCTCTGTATTTCATTCATTTCACTTATAGACTGTGCTATTTTTTCCCGGCTAGCTTTTGCCGCCTTACGCGCTGACCTTGCCAGAACCACAGAACAAACAGCGCCACCAATCGCTATCGCACACAACACTAAAGTCACTATGTTATACCAAGCCATATAAATTTTTTTACTTGTTTACAGGTTTGTAATCCGGCAGCGGGCAGCTATCGGGTATTTTTCGATCTGTTTCAGGATCAACATGCCATATTGTAATGAGTGTTCGCTTATACCCGCGTCTGTTTTTGAATGGCCATTGTATTTCGTGGGCCACTGTACTTGGATCATGCATTATATTGATTATTATTTATTTTCAAAGCCTTTCATCTGCCTTTATCAGGTATCCTATGGCCATCTTTGCCGCATCTGCTTCATCTGCATAATGACGTTCCCTGAGCTTCGCCCATAGCTTTTCATTCTCACGCTTCAACGCCGCATTTTCCTGTTTCAACTGGTCGCGTACTCGCTGAAGCGTGACATGTTTGTCTTTTAAGATGCTGTAAGCCAATGAAAGGCGGGTTTGTGCGTCCATTCTGGCAACTATTGAATATTCTTGAATAACACCGGCGCCCCGCCATACAACGGCGTTTTACCGTCCCATTTTTCGATAAACTGCTGCTGAATGAGCAACGGGGTGAGTGACTGTTGACGCAGGGCATTTGCCTTGGCTTCTGCCTCTGCCTGTACGATCATCTTACGAGCGTTAGCCTCCGTGACACGCAGTTCATTCTCCGCCTGTATTGCCCGCTGCGTTGCGCTATTCTTTGAGTTAATTGCCTCTTCTATACTCTTAGGGTAGGTGATGCCACTGGTAAGCTGGTCCAGCTCAAAACCTTCCTTTCGTAGTTCGTCTCCCAACTGTTTCTGCACCGCAGCTTCGAAGCTCTCCCGATTACTGATCATGCTATCAGTCGTGTATTTATTGAATTGGATGCGGAAAGCATCTTTTACATAGTTGAACAGCGTACCCTTTTGAATATCCTCTATATCCTTACGGTATTTCTTGAAGATCTCAGGCGACTTGCCTGCAATCACCCGGTAGGTAATGGTAGGATCTACGCCGAACTGGCTGCCGTCCTTTGCATTCACATGGAAAGCCTCGTAGTCCGCTGTCTGGATAAAAATAGGAAACTCGTATACGCTTTGGGTGAATGGATTATACCACACACGGCCAGTAACCAGGGAAATATCCTGTACGCCCTTATCACTTCCGTATTGTTTTACCAGAATACCTTCATGGCCGGCGTCAATTCTCGTACACGAGAAACAGCCAACAATGCATGTCAATAAAAGGAGCACAGCCCCCACAATAACCGAACTTTTCATAATTTGATTTTAGTGATTATGTATTTGATTAGTAAATAATGCGCAATCAACAATAGGCACAGCATAACAATACCGGCAAATACGGCCATGTCACTGCTTTCGGTAATGAGAGATGCTATTAAAGACCAACAATAAATGTCAGCCAAAGCCACCAGCGGAACGATAGGAAGAATCCATTTCAAAATGAAGGGAATTGACTTTTTACCGGTGGGACGTATAATAAAAAAGCCATGAAGTTGACCACCTCACAGCTATACAAAATCAATCGGCTCCCTTAGTGGTCAATCAAAACAAAATTACCTATTTGGTAACTAATTTCCAAATAGGTAACGCTATTTTTTTGCCTCAGTTTTTGGGACAAAGTTCTGCGCAATAAGAAGCAATATTTCCTGCTTCAGTACCATGCGCTGGCCCTCTTTACGGGCCTTCTTTATGCGGCAGTCTGTAGGCTCAATGGGGATGGCCTTGGCTATTGCGGCGTCCAGGCGTTCGTATGGTGTCATTTGCGCAGATGTTTATCGTTAAAAGGATCTTCAGCCCACCCACGGTACCAGTGGTACAGATATAACCCTTCAGCAATACCTATCCTGCCTCCTTTGGCCCGCAGCATGTTGCTGAAATGAGTGTCGAATGTTACACTATGCTCCCTAAACTTGACCATGTCCCAGGTGCGGCGCGGGAATAGTAGAAATAGGCCAGCAGCTACTCCTTGCAGCGTCCGCACACTGTCGTATTTCGTTTCGTACAGCTCCTTGGCTATGCCGGCATGGGACTGGATATTATGATCATTCGAGAACTGGCCATTGTGCAACTGGTTGGTGCCTCGCAGGCGGTTGGTCATACATCCGATCAGGTCAAAGTGCGCACCGTATTTGCGTACTATATCTTCAATCTGTTGCCCCCACTTGCCTTCTGGGGTCAGGAAGATCGTGTCCCCATCCCGCAGGCATATCCAGTCATCTGGACCAGCGCGCCGGCACTCTTCGTTATAAGCGCGGCCGATGTTCTTGTCCGTAGCGTAAGGGGTGCTGTACCATATTTTCATATCAAGACCGAATAAATCCCTACAATAACAGTCGCGTGTAACAACTGATCAAATCCGAAGACATACCAATGATAAATATTTGCTGCATTACGCAGGGAAGGAAACCATACATTCAGCCGCCCCTTCAGTATATCAATGATCATGTGCGTAACCGCCTGGAACGCAAATACTGCCAATGCCGGCAATGTGCCATAAAACCACAGCGTGATAAATCCCATCAATACACCATGAACAGCACCATGCAAAGCGATCGGCAATACTGGTGATCCAGTGGCTTTAGCCTTTAACATAAACGGCCTCGAAAGGTGGGTATAATCTCCTAAAAAGTGAGCCACAAATAACAACATCAAATAAACCTCTTTCATATCATTTATGTTTAAAGTAAGAATAACTGTTTCGCTCGTCTCCTTTGAACTTCGTATTCACCTGCCGGCCATGCTGGAACTTCCCTGTAAAGTTGATATACAGGATATAGTTGAACATAGCCATGTCTGTGTAGTCACCTGCCGGCTTCTTCTGCGTATGCTCCGCTTCTTTGGCGAAGACGTAGCAGTCAATCAGTTGGCGCATGAACTCGATCAGGCGGTCCACAGATCCGCCAATGATACCAGCGTTAAGCAGCTGATGACGGCCGTATCGGGTGAACAGCTCATTAAACACCGGGTTGCGGTGGTTGTCTTTGAGCCATTTACAATCCACCTGTTCGTCTTCATCGCCAACATGCAGGGAGTCGCCCAGATTTGTCCAATCCGGCTCGTTCAGCACTTCCACGTCGGTAGCATCAATGCAAAAGGCGTTAGCGTATAAATGCCGATTTTGCATCAGGAACTGCCGGTAAAGAATCCACCGGTTGAAATACGGGTTTATCGCTGTGGAGACCTTTACAAACTCCACTTTCCCTTCTATTCCCGATTCAAAGCAGTCCGTCAGGACCACGAGCCGGGTATTCTTCAGGGAAGCTATCAACGGCGCTAAATCGGCCTTGTTTGGCGTCCATTTGCCGCGGCCGTTCTGTGTATCGGTAACGTTGGTGAGATAGCAGGTAAGGAAGATGTTTTCTTTGGGGTAGAATGGTACAAAATCGGCGCTGAAACGCCGCTGCTGGTAAAGTTCCTGATTCTTTGCGATCATTGCTGAACGATCTTGTCCACCTACCGTTGTCTTTACCTGCCGGTGCTCATCCATAGAATATATGTATTCGGAGCTGCCCACAACATCCATAAACCGGAAGGAGGTAAGTCCAGCCATGAAAATACGGTCGGACCATGACGGATGCTCCCATCCCCATTTCCCAAACACCGGGTCCATGCCGCCTACCTTATCCAGCACTTCCCGGCTGCAGTAGATCATACAGCCACGGACATGAGAATAAGCGATAATTTCACTGTCCCGGTAAAGCTCGATCGTATCGTTCATTTTAGGGCCGCTGGCAAAGTCCTTGAAAATATAATTCAGGTGGGGTTCTTTGCTGTTTATGTATGGCAATTCCCATCCTTGTTTAATGGGATAGCAGTCATCGTCGAAGAGGAAAAAGTGATCACATCCGGCTTTATATAGCAGTTCAAGGCACTTATTCTTCGCCTGGGCGATGCCTACATTCTTTGCAAACCGGTATGTTGCGCCTTTTGCCGGCTGATCACTGGCATCGTCAACCAAGACAATTTCAGCGCCAGATGGAGCCATGGTACGGATCTTGGCCATAGTACCTGGAAAAATTTCCGGCCGGTTATGGGTAGTTACGCCAATCCCCACCTTATAGGCGCGTGCCGGCTTTATATCGGAAAGTATCTGTATTGCCTGATTGATTTGGTCCATCATGCTTTCTTGATTATGATCAGGTCTTCATAAAAGTGGATGAACCCAATATCATACGGTTGGTGATATTGCTCATGAAAGAATGCCTTGTTTACCTGGTGGGCTAATTCGGTAAAATATTCCATTGCTGTGCCAGTAGATATGCTGGATTTGGGCACAGGAATGCTACAGCTGTCGGCATAATAAGGATCGTAACTGCTGTGTGTATCTTCTACAATGTATAATCCTCCTGACTCAAGCACAGGCCATAGTAATTCAAACGTTTTTATAATGTCCTGATTGTAATGACTACCATCATCTATTATTGCATCCCACCTGGTATTCAATTCATAATAAGTATCCAGACTAGCCTGTGGGCCACAAACAAACCTTACACCATCAGGTATATTTTCCTTTTGGTGTATATCCACAACCGTAAGCTCCAGTCCCGGCGCCCACTCTTTCCACATTCGCGCTGATTCCCCGCCGGCATTAGGATCTTCATAGCCTCCGTAGCCAATCTCCAACATACGATATCCCTTTAGTGATGGAACAAGGGACAAATAAAAATCGTATATGCGGCAGTAGTTATGGTGTAAACTGCTTTTGTCACATCCGTGCTTAATCGCTATCTGATCTAAATTTAAACTCATATAAATACTATCTAAACAAGAAATGAAAAATCGTCACCGTATAAACAAACAAAAAAGTATCACCCGTAGGGATTTTCATCTGGCGGCACTTCCGGCACCGGCATGGCCAATTCTTCCAGCATCGAAATATTCGTCGGCGCCCAAACCTTGTCCATGAGCGGATCTGTGCTACGGCCAAACTTCTTCAGCTCCCGGCGCTCATTGGGGGTAATCTCCCAGGATTTTTCCAGCCACTCAGTAAGGGCCTTCATGTCCTGCTGCAACACTGGGATATTGGAAAAGTCGGCGTCGATGAAATAATCTCCGGTATTGCCGAAGTCTGGTAACAGAAATGCATTGAGAGCATCCCGCATTTTGATGACCATAGGTATAACGCCATCTGTATATGCCGCTTTATAGAACTGCTCCATGTTGGCCATAGTTGCATGTTCATTATCGTTGAAGATCGCGGAAGGCATTTTGAAGATGCGGCATAGCTTCCTAAAGGTCATTGCCCCGGATTCGATCAGATCGAGATCAGCGGGTGATAATCCGGTCTGGATATACCCCAGCTTACCGGCAGAAAATAGGATCTTCCCCCGGTTCTTGTTGCCCCATGTTTCAGTCTCCCACTTTTTTTTCAGGGCGCCAACCTGGGACATACTTTGTTCATCGGGGGTGATATTTTCGTTGTAAATCATCCCGGCGGGCCCACCATGTTGGAACTGTGCTGTCGCGCTATCCTCTTCACTGTCGCTTCTGGCCAACGTCTTGGCGCCAGCACGGAGCGGCGGCATACCCATCAAATGGGAGCCATCTGGCTGGTAATCAGGGTTGAAGTACTTCACATGGATTATCTCTTCCTTCCTTAGTCCCATTTCTCCCCACAGGAAGAACATATATCCAGCAGCTGAAACAGGGAACGTTCCACTGGGCACAATCGTCATGTATTGAGAAGGGAGCGTGTGGAGTGATCGCGGTTTGTCGGCATTGGCCCCCATTCCAAGCGTCTGTTTCCAGATGTAAATGTTCCCGGTGGTATCCAGGAAACCGTAGCACTTTTCAAGCCATTCGCTCTGACTTTCGTCCGGATTGGGCCGGGCAAGTAGTTTACTTACCGGGTCGCTTTCGTCTACTTCTTCCAAGGCCTTGGTCTTTATCAGCTGCGCTTTCATTAACGCCTCTACGGTGCTGATATCGCCTGACATGAGGGATTTATATTCCCGCAGGTGCTTCCGGCCCTCTGTCCCTTTGATTTTGTAAACGTAGAACGGAATACCGGCAGCCATCTGGGCTTTACGCGATATAATGCTGAATACATCAGCGTTACTCACATATCCCTTTTCTACAGCCGCTTTCTGATCTATTTTAGGATAGATGGGGACTACCGGTAACCATGTAGGCCCCCTTTGGTCGATCCACTGCTGAACATAGGCGTTCAGCATATTCTGTACATCTTTCGGCGATGGGCCTAAAAGACGGCTTAATAAATTTGCCAATTCATTTTCGGTTTCAATTCGAAAAACATCCTCATCATTAGCGTATCCGAATAATCTGGCGATCTGCCTAACAGGTCTTTAACTTCGTCCTTGGGCACCACTTCGAGCTTTTTGTCATTGTCAACTTCACGTTTTTTCACTTGCTCCAGCTCTTCTATAAGTGCCTCTTTTATCTCTGTGTCTTCGCATGAAACGAAGATCTTGTGATCATTTATTCGCTCAGCCAGCATGTAGTAGCACTGGCTTTTCAGGTTCTTATAATTCTCCTGCTCCTGGGTAACCGGATTAGGCAACGGTGAACTATTATTCACAAACCCCTGGCAGCGCAGTTTATCTACTACCCCACCACCGACACCGTCTTCATCCACAATTACGGAACTAATTGGTATACCGTGCCGGTTGCGGATCTTCTCGATTTCGTCTGCAACTTTTGTGGTACGCTGTTGTTTGAGGACGACAATGTCTATCACACGCAGTCCATTCCACACCATTATTACAGACCGGTCAGAGCCAAAGCGGGCCACATCGGCTGTTATATACTTTTTACCCTCTACAACAAAGCCATTGCTGAATATATCAGTAATGGCGTCGTATGTCATCAGGGCGTTATCGTCATCGTCGTAGTCGAAATTGCCGTACAGAAGGCGTTGTTTCTTAACCTTATCAACGATCTTGTGCAGCTTGTCAATGTAGCCGGCATCTATAAAGGGATTGTCCTGGACAAGAGCCTGCAGGAAGCGTTTGTGTTTTGGCAATATGCCGGCTTTAAACGGTTTCCAAAACTCAGTGTGACACCAGTTCTTTTTCGGGTTCAGGGTAACGAATATCTTACCCATGATACCGTACTTTTCATTCAGCTGCCGGCCGACGCGGGATTTCAGCGTATCGTATGCGCCAAAATTAACCTCACCACCCTCTTCAATCCAGCCACCTGTGTACTCTACAGAACCATAACGCTCGTACAACGGGTCACGGGGTACATACTTGAGGTCCAGAAAGTCAATTCGGCTACCATTCGGGAAATGGATATAGTGATCCTGGCCATTGTAAAACCAGTCTTCACCCTGTTTCAGCCCGTATTTCCTGGCCAGCTTGAGAAAGGTCTGATAGGTTGACTCCCGCAGGCGCTTCAGTTCTTCCCTACCAATAAACCACCTGGTTCCCGGATAGGCGAGACACATAAAAAGCAGCCAAAGGCAACCCGTCCATGATTTTGCACCACCAGCAGCGCCGCCGTAGGCAAATTCCTCTGTTTCACTGTCAGTAAGTATGTAAAGAGCTTCTTCTTGCTTTTGGTGCAGCTTCCCTTTGTCCGAAACGAACATGCGAAACTGCCTACGTTTAAACAGCTCTGTCAGCACTGTGGCCCGCGGTATTGATAACAATGACTTAGCCACACTACCCCTCTCCTGCCATCTTTTGCTGAATCCTCGCTATATCAGCCAAATCCTCGTCACTCAGATTACTCACATCCAACTTGCCGATCCTTTCACCTTTAGAGGTCAAATCAGACTTTTCTACCAGCCCGAGATCCCTGGCTATAACTGAGGCATTAAACAGGCCCACAGCGGCTCCTTCGTACTTCTGCGTGTAAATAATATTGCGTATGCGCGTAACGATTTCGGAAAAACCTTCTTTCTCTTGGTAATTGTCCAATAACTCATCGTCGCATTCCAGGTACAAGCAGAGCGCTTTGATAGTGTAAGGCCGGGGCACCTTACGGTAAACCTCCTCTGCGTCTTTCCCTACAAAGTCATGCTTCTCCCATGGATGATCATCACACCACTCGAAGTACTCCGTTGCTGCTTCCCATAATAATTCCGGGGAAGAGAATATTAAATCCCTCCCGTGCTTGCTGCGCAATTTCCAGAACTGGTTTCCTATTGGAGCTGCCATGGCCTACCCCCTCATTATCAGCTTGTGGGAATACCGACCCCCACCTTCCGGGGAGGCGTTTTCAACTATGAGGCAGTCTAACCAGCCATTCGTGTCCGAAAGGCCCAGTTCTTTTGCTGCTTCCAGCTCCTTAATAAACGCGTCGATTTTGATAGAGAGAGTGATGTCTGTCTGAGACACCCCCGTGGGAGAATCGGGCCGTTTTGCCCAGCGTAGATAACACGCCTTTAATCTTTTCGTAGTGGACATCCTATAAGTATAGATCCATTGTATCACAAACCAATCAGGCCCCAAAAGGCATATCTTACTCCAAAGATAGTAAAATTACCGAAATGGTAATAAAATACCTATTCGGTATCAATCACGGCAAAAAAAACCGGCATATGGCCGGTGTTGATTAGGATTCGAGTTGTTTTTTAAAGCGGAGCCCCATTCGGGTTGGCTTGAAAAAGGCAATGCCTCCTTCACCCGTAAATTCGATTGTGATCAACCCTTTCTCTTCGAATTTCTCGTAAAGGGGGATCTTGGGGTTGTCTGGCCTCATGTTGTCCAATGTTCCGACTCCGTCTTCAGGGAAATTCAAAATCTCATTTTTGATTAGATTATTCATTTTAAATACTTTGCGGCACTAATGCCTGGTTAACAATACCACAAAGTTAGTCACCAATGTTGTTCCCAAATCATAATTTCGCCCTTATCTCTTTCAGCAGCTCATAGATCCCCTCCAAAGTCACCCCCTCAGCAGGCACCTTCCCGGCAGGTTTATCCTTTCCGCGAATCACATAACCAATGTCATATCCAAATTTATCACAAAGGTTCATTATATCCTCAACCCCTGGCGTCCTGGTACCGTCCCGGAAGTTATTAACCGATGCCCGTCGTAGCCCGATCATTTCGCAGAACTCCTTATGTGTGATGCCCTTTTCTCGGCTCAATTCCTCAAATACCTCATCATAGACTGCCAAGTATCGGCGCCGGAGACCAACTTTAAAATCCTCTCCTTTTTTCAAATCTAAATATTGTAATTTTAACACAAATAAACTTTTCAGCCATGCCATGGGAACACGGAATTACTGATTCCTCAAAGATACACATAGATGCCATTCGGTTTACCTTCCAGCAGGCCGAGGTGAAGCTGAAAGAGATACTGTCTACAACTGATGAACTGGCGAAGCGATTCACACAGTTGACAGTATTCCTTGTGGCGACATCAACTGCGCTTGCCGGATATACATTCTCCCAGTACCTTACCAGCAGCCTTTTGTTCCCTGCCGCTGCTGCTACCTTATCATACTCCCTTGCTGTACTGGTATGGGCTGCCAGCAATCTGACATTCAAGCAATATCATACCTTGGGTTCTGAACCGGCGCTACTTTTTCACCCAGCTTTCTTTACTGCAGGCATCCCAGCTGCTGACCAAGTAAAAAACATGTACCTGTCAGAGCTGGAGAACTACCAGCGGCGCATTGTATTTAACCGAGAAAAGAATGTTGCCCGTTCCAGGCGGTATAAACAATGTCTAATACTGGCCCTCTGCATCCCCGGCGTGATGATCATCGCTTACTTTCTTTGTCCTCTTCCGTAGTTGGATTGCCAGTCTTTATCTCCAGGGGACTTGTGTCCACTACAGGAGGTGGGTCCGGAATCGGCGGAGGAGGTGGCGGCACAGGATCAATACCGGCCTTGAAGTAAAATTTTTCCATCTGCTGCTATTTTGAGTATTCTATCTTAACCGGCTGAGTGGATTCTACAAAGCGCACGATATCATCAAAGGCATTGCGGCGCAAATCCGCTTTGCTTCTGTACTCTACGTCCATCCATTGGGAGTCGTGGGTGAATCCCCCCATATTAAGCCCCATGCCGCTATTTGCAGATCCTGTGAACACAACTTCCGAGCCATCTACCCGCACATTGATACGATAATCAATAAATTTAATGTGTTTAGGCTCTGTTGTTACGGTGCCCAATTCCCGGTCTTTTGCCTTGATTACATACCCTTCATTTAGAAGAGACTTGGCAAGGAATGTGTATAAGGAGTCGCCGGAAATATTATAGTTCACAATTATGCGTTTAGCGCCCTTAAACGGTGCATCTCTCTTTTCTTGAGCGAATAAGCTAAAAGGGCAAGCCATAAATAAAAACAGTACAATTCTTTTCATATTACCAATTTTGGGGTGTAGTACTCAGTGCTTTCTTTATTCCAGAAATATATTCTTGCATAACGTCATTTATTAACGGAGACCTCTTTTCTGTAGTTTTTTTATTGAACATTATTTGCTCAAGCCCTTGATAGGATAAGTAAGAATTAACAGGATGTACGAAGTCAGATATTTCAAACCTATATCTTCCATCCTTGACCATTATTGTTGTAGTTGCTATAAATTCAATGTAAGACACAATAATTCCATTGCCTTTGGGCGTAGTTGTGAACATTCCTCTAACTACCAGCTTGCCCAAATCCTTATCATCGAGCTTCACTACATCTTTAAAGTTTGGGAAAACAGTTGACAAGTGGCTCTTTGCCCTATTATACAGATCATCCTTTTTAACACCGTCTACCGAGTCGACGCCTGAGTAAAAAATAAGGCCCCCAAGCGTCGGGAGCGCTCCAAGATTTCCATCCGCCTCAGTTTGGGCTATTACTGTCCTGGTAGATATTAGCATGAAAATAAAAAGTAAAATTCTTTTCATAGTGGATTTAAATATTTGTAAATGATAGTTTTTCACTTTGTTAACGCATACTCGATAACAATGGCTTAACAGTTGTTTACGAAATTGCATTTCTGCTGAATAGCTCTCTAAGGGTAATTTTACGACATGAAAATCAAAACCCACCAAAACAGAACCTATGTCGCATTTGTACTACGCAGATACCCGGCGCACCGGCAGTATAACTTCAGTCCACGTTACACATTTACCGAAAATTTTTTGCTCAACTCAAAAACCTATTTATTATGCGAACCTCGTAAATTCCGCCGCGAACTTACTTTCCCTGTTCTCCCTTAACCGCTAAAAAAGTGCAGAATGCAACCTAAGAAACAACAGACAAAGCAAGGGATCAAAAAACCGCCGACCAAAACAAGTAACCAAAGAACAATTCAAAACACTAAACCTACTGACTCGGTTACACCTATTATTTCTTCTGAGGAAGCCAAGAATCAAAACCTTCTAACTTTTGCCTTCCTCTGTCAACAATTTCAGCCTTAATTTGCTCAGCAGTTTCCCCTGTTAGCTTCGCCATGCGAATAGCGTAATCTTCCGCCATGGCTAATAATAATGCTGAATATGTATTTAATGGATCGCCTGGGGCCGGCCTTCCGGCCTCCGCGATTTCATCTGAAAATGCCGCCTTTACTTTATCTATGTGATCTTGGGTTACCTTGCCAGACTTCCCCGTTAGGGTGTTGAAATAATCTTCGTTATACTCAAGCCTATCGGCAATTTCTTTGTTTTTAATCCTCTTCCCCCTTTTTAACGACGCCTCTCTAATTGATTTTATCAAAAAATCAAACTCCTTTTTATAATCCATTTAATAAATATTATCGATAATTGAACAATATCGAAATCTCACCAAATACAACCTTTTCTCTTGTTTTCTAAGTTTTTCTAACCTAATATTGTATTGTCAACGGCGGCAAAGCTACGGCATCGCAACCAGATAATGACGCGTGAAGATACTGAAAATGTAATACGTATAAATACGGTTTCAAAATGAGATTGATAGGTACAGAAAAAGCTAAAGAGATCAGGGCAGTGTTGAGGGGGGAAAATGTGAAAGGAATCTGCTCTGATCTATATAAGCAAGGAATAATAACCTCCCCTCGGGATCAGACGGTATGGGAAGTGCTCCGGGGGGATAGCCGTAAGATAGACACGTTAGAAGCAGTTGTGAAAGAGGCCCGGAGACTGAAAGCGGAAAGAGCCGCACGAATCGCAAAAATTTAATCACCCACTTTAATCCAACACCATGAAACAGACTTTCAACAGCCTGCAGGCGGAGCTTTGCCCACAAGTATGGCTTTTCACCGAATCAGAAGGTATCGTAATAGCGGTTCTGACCCTGTGCGGTGGACGTCCGGAAGAGGTACCATATTATATGGAGTCCGGCGCTGAAGAGTGGATGGAAAAAGAGGTGGTTAACCAGCTGCGCGCCGGTGGCCGGTACTACCCAGCTGATATGGACGATGCCCGGGTCAAACTGTCCGACTTCGCTATCGACCTGGACGGCCTGGAAGATGCGGACGACCTGAACCTGCCGGAGCTGGCAGCAGCTGTACGCGAAGTGCTGGCAACCGAATCTGATTACTCACCTGCCCGTAGGGCGTAACCTATACCAGTTATGAAAACGAACAACAATATCAACGTGGTTGGCTTCTCTGCCTCTGAAGACGGCGACCTATTCATAGCGTGGGATCTCGGCGAAGTTCCACAGCCGTACGAAGAAATGCCTGTCGGCGAAGTACAGGAGGCAATGATGCAGGCCGGTATTATAGAGGACTACAACCAAGAAATGGTGCTCCTTAGATACCGAAACCCGTGGATGGGCTATACCGGTGAATGGGTTGGTTTTCACGACTACTTGCGGCGCCGGCTCGATAACGACAAAAATTTCTGCCTTAAACTCCTTTCCACTAAATATCAAAACGCAAAATCATGAAACCTTTATACCAAACTCCCACCGGATTCACTGTAATGGTCGCCAATCTGGTTGTATGGTTCACATTAGCCATCATCCACAAGGATGCCAACTACGCTCTTCTCGGCATCATGACCAATAGCGTGATTGCTGCACTACATTTCTTAATCTCCAAAAAAGCATAATCATGACACTCCTTCAGATCCGCCAGCTGCTGGTTAATGCAGCCGACCAGATGTACCTGGCTCACCAGTTTCAGGAAGCCGCGTTCTCTGCCCATGAAAACGACTTTGAGTCTTTCGAGGACTACGCAAAACACCTTGACTACAACGTATTTATGTGCGAACAGTCAAAAGCGGCAGCCGATAAGCTCATGGAACAGGCCAACGCTGCGAACCTGGCACTTACTGCTAAAAAGCTCGCAGCATGATACTGGGCGTCCTCATATTAGCAGGTGCTTTTGTATGCGTGTTCTCAACCTATTTACTAACTCGTTTCTTCCTCCGTATAAACCATGATGAATTTAACAGAACACCTTCAGGAGCTACCGGTGCAGGTGGCAATAATAATAGCGATAGCGCTTCTGTATGCCCTCCTGAGACCGAAGGAAAACATTGACGGAGAAGACCGCTATAAGGACCGGACCAGCTTCCGGAAACTTGGCAGGGGTGATTCATAACGACGCCAACGAAGAAGCGACAGAATACAGGCTAAGAGACGGCGGGTTGTTTTCACCTCCTGCCCTTCTTTTAAAACTCGATTTATTAACCTTTAACTATATACGAAAATGTCCACAGTAACAATCATTGCCGGCATTCCTTGCAAACCTTTTGACCGTCAAAAAGCAGAATCCGGTGCCCCAGTAATCTCCCGGAACGCCCTTCGGTTGGTTGACTTCTATTTTTTCAATACGCATGATGATCAACCGCTATACGGTCAGCTCCAAGGCGATTATTGCCCACGCCGTTATACGGAAACAGGGAAGTACTTTACTGACGGCTCCGACAGCGAATACGACCTGTTCATTATGCCCACCACCACGACCATGTATTGCAGTGTGTACCTGGAAGATGGTCGTTTCATCACTGGTAATACGCTTTACGAAACACGAGAACAAGCTGAATCCGACTTAGTTGACGGTTCATGGGTTGGCGAGGTAAAATTTAACATCTAATACAACCTTTTTCATAACGTGGATTGACACGCGGCCGGTATCCACCGGCGGCATTTAAAACGAAGTTCTTTGAATTGAAAATATTGGCAACATAGGCGTAGCACCCATTACAGGATTCGCTTTCAGGCCCCTTTCATGACCTTTTCAGGTGTATTGATCGCTGATGAGGCTATGGACCGCCGGAACAGTCGCGAATAATGCGCCCAGGGTTGGCAAATGGTTACTGTTGCCGAAACGACCGGGAAGGGTATTTCCTTCTGTTTTTACGTGAGGATAGACTGTTCGATCCAGTTCCCGGTAGCTGAGTTTTTGCCATGTTTTCTGCGGAGTGTGCTTGTACATCAAGCCGATATCTACCGCCTCTGATAAACTTGGTACCCACCCCTTCGCTATTTAGGGAAGGACACGGCGCTGAATGAAACGTGGTGGTGGGTAGTAATGGCCTCCATGTTGGACGAAGGGTTAAGTCGCCAAGGCTACGGCAGGAGATATCGGTTCGATACCGGTACATGGAGCAAGGTTACAGATAGAAAAGTACCCATTTGAAGCCCAGTAAGATGATTTAGGCGGCCGCCACTGGGCACACGGAAAAGAGCTTGTCGGGTGGCTACCCGAGCGAGCCGGCGACTACCGGCAATTAATAAAATCATTTGAACAGCAGCCGGCTACCCAGAGGAAGGTGCAGACAAGAAAACGCCGGCAAACGATCAGGTGGCGGAATGGTAGACGCGGGGAAACAGAGGTGTGTAGGATATAATCGAAACCGTGACACCCTTTTTGCAGGTTCGAATCCTGACCTGATCACCAGTGGGTGCCAAGAATCGACCCTTGATCGCTGATTCGCGGCACGGCCCCGATGTTTTGGAGAACGGCGTCCTGCCTGAGTGGAGCCAAATTATCAATCAGGAAAACTCTAAACACATGAGTGAGTTAATCGTCGCCTATTTATTGATGCTGGCCGCCAGTGGTACAAGAAGGATGCCTCTCATACCAGACCGGCAGACCTACTAAAGGAGAAGACGCCCTGCCTAAGTGTACGTCAGCATTTATAGTTTGAATTGTGAACACATGGACGGATTTAACCTCTTAGGCAGCTTTAAGCCGGGGCTGCGGGCAGAATGCGGGTAAGAGGTAACGAAAAATAGAGACATGAAATAGCGAAACAGGGCCACAACACATTCCGTTCTTAAACTTCCTGAAACATACCCGTACTGGCCCGCGGGATTTTATAACAGACAGGCCGGGTGGTCGTCGCGGTCACCCGGTTACTTTAAACGCACAACATGCACACTCTTTACAGAAACATACGCACATGGGGCGGGGCTATCCGCTGGACGATCTACATAACTGTCGTGATAGCCGCTTACCTGGTGTTCAAAAAATAAATCACTAAACAATAAATACAATTAAAATGGCAACACAAAAATTATTTGAAAAAGACAAATTCTACATCATCAGAGCTGATAAGGCTGGAATGTTCATGGGTAAAATTGATTTCGTGAACGGCTCACAAATAGGCGTTAGATCTCTTCGCAGGTTATACTATTGGAAAGGTGCACTTGATGCTACACAACTAGCCAAATGTGGTGTATCACAACCTAAATCATGCAAATTTTCTGAACAGCTAGATGACACTGATCTGAGTGTAATAAACAACCTTATTGAGTTTCATCCAATGACAGATGATGCGATTAAATCAATAAACAGCGTACCAGCATGGAAGAACTAATCAAAAAATTCTTACACGGTTCCGGTGACGGTTCCGGTTCCGGTTCCGGTTCCGGTTCCGGTTCCGGTTACGGTTACGGTTCCGGTTCCGGTTCCGGTGACGGTTACGGTTCCGGTTCCGGTTCCGGTTACGGTTACGGTTACGGTTCCGGTTACGGTTCCGGTTCCGGTTACGGTTCCGGTTCCGGTTCCGGTTCCGGTGACGGTTACGGTTCCGGTTACGGTGACGGTTACGGTTCCGGTGACGGTTACGGTTACGGTTCCGGTTCCGGTGACGGTTACGGTTCCGGTGACGGTGACGGTTACGGTTCCGGTTCCGGTGACGGTATTATCCTAACGTCATACAATGGCAACAAAGTTTATTATGTTGATGGTATACCATGCTATTTCACTTTGGTCAATAAAAATCTGCTTTTTGCTAAAGTCATGGTCATCAGTATAAATGATTTTTCTGCCGAACCACAATTCATATTCAAATTCAATCATTGCTTCGCACACGGGAATACACTTAAAGACGCCAAACGAGATGCGGAAAGCAAATACTATTCCCAGCTGGACGTAACCGAAAGAATAAAAACCTTTAATACCACATTTAAACGCGGTGTTTTATATCAAGCCAGGCAATTTTATGATTGGCATAGCACTTTGACTGGATCATGTCAATCTGGGAAAGATCTATTCATCAAGCAAAACAGAATTAACCTGGATAGCAAGATGACAGTAGAAGAGTTTATACAAATTACCCAAAATGCATATGGTGGTGATGTAATAAGGAAAATACTTCAATAAGTAACTCCACAATAAAAAGCCCGCTGCGGGAACAGCAGGCATAAGTAAAACAAAACTCAATTACAAAACTATGGGAAAAAATCAAAACGAAGAAAAAGAAACGAGCGTAGCTCTGAAACCGTCTGGCCCATTAAGCCTGCAGGTATTTGACATGTCAATGGCAAACCTGCCAGATCTGGACAAGGCAGATGTCGTACCATTTGATTTGATGGCTGACTACTGGGAGCCAGAAAACACCGGGGAGGCGAAAAATGTCTACTTCGATTCAATCAAACCATCCATTTTTCCGGACTTCAACGACCCTAGCATTCAGGTAGAAGTTGATTGCGCTTTTTTCTATGAAAAGTCAAACGGCACTCTGAAGCCATGGAGGAACGCAAGCAAAAGGCTTGTATCCCTACTGGAAGCGCTCAACCTTGCACCGGGTTCAGTCATTCGTCTGGAATACCTCGGCAAGAAGAAAAACAAAAAGAACTCGTTCCAGAGCGCGCAATGGTCTGTCAAACCACTCATCATCAAACAATAAGTCATGGATTTCAACAAACTTCCTGATCTCGACAATGTGGAGGTGATAGATGAGGAATTAAATCCCCTGGCTTACGGTCCGGGGGATTACCCCACCATCTTGGATATGCTTCATAGTCCACAGTTCAATTCTGATGTGATAGCCCCGATTGATCTGTTGGCACTCAGCAAAAATGGCGTTCTGGTAAAAGATTCGATGGAAAAGTACCTGGCGAACAAAAGCAACTCGTCTTCTGCCCTTAAAGAGGCATTGAAGACACCAAGGCACTACTATTTCTATATGAACCAGCGGCCAGTACAGAAGCCTAAGAAGCATTTCGACCTTGGCGAAATTTGTCACCTCGCTTTTCTGGAGCCTGAAATCTTCGATAAGTATATCATTGAGCCGAAAGAATCAATGGCGTCAAAAGAAGGGGTAACAAACCTGATCCGGTTCTACGAAAAGCTAAACTGTTGCGAAAATGCGGATCTGACCGGATGGGGCATAAACATGCTGAAGGAACATCTTCGGGAACTACAGGCCACCTGTAGCTATAAAGTGGTCGAAGAAGAAAGCCAAGTGTTAATTGACATCGTTCACGAAAATTATAAAAGATACGGAGGCGGTATTATATCCAGGATTTTAAAAGGTGCAATATCAGAGACCAGCTTTTATTACAAAGATCCCGAAACGGGCCTGAAATGCAAAATAAGACCAGACTATTTCAACATCGAGGAGAATATCGGAGTGAACGCCATCATAAGCTACAAAACCACGTCGGCACAAGACATTAGAAAATTCTTCTATGATGCTGCTAAATACAAGTATGAGCTGTCAGAAGGGATGTACCAGGAGGGTGCCAGTTATACAACTGAGCGTAAGTTCAACGTCACCATCATGATCATGTTGCAAGTAGTGGAGCCGTATATGGTTGCTGTTTTCTGGTGGGACGCAGAAGATCTCCAAAACGGAAAATACAAATTCCGTCACGCTATCTCCACGGTCAAGGAATGTACTGATAAAGGAATATGGCCTGGGTTTGAAGCTGCTGCCGAAAGCGGACATAGTGGAATTATTGAAATGAAACAGCCGGACTGGGCCAGTAAGGTGCTCCACCCGGTAGACATTGACGAATAAACGGTAATTGATGAAAAAACTATTCTTCGATCTGGAGACGACCGGCACAATGCATTGGAAAAATGGGATACACCAGATTTCAGGTTGCATCGAAATTGGCGAAACAATAGTAGAGGAGTTTAATTATAAGGTATAGCCTAACCCCGCTGCCGCCATAGAGCCAGAAGCCTTGAAGATAGCTGGAGTAACCATTGAGGCAATATCCGCCTATCCGACCATGCAGGAGGTATATCAGCTCTTCGTTACCATGCTGGCCAAATATGTCGATAAATACGACAAGACAGATAAGTTCTTCCTAATTGGATACAACAACGCTGCGTTTGATAATGCCTTCTTACGGGCATGGTTTGTTCAAAATGGCGACTCATACTTTGGCTCCTGGTTCTGGGCAAACGGGATAGATGTAATGGTAATGGCCACCGAATACCTGTTGGATCGCCGGCAGAAAATGATCGACTTCAAACTAAAGACAGTCGCCTTGGAAATGGGGATACCGGTTGATGAAGGGCGGCTCCATGACGCCAGCTATGACATATACCTGACATGGTCCATTTACCACATTATTAATCACTACCGTAAAAAACCAGCAGCATGATCGGACAAACATTCACCATCTCGCAGAACAAGGTTATCCGCCGCCTGCGCGTCCTTTCAGAGTTTTTTCAGTATGGTAGGCGATTCTACGATGTTGAGGACACCAGCGAACCCGGAGTAACCACGCCGTTTGTGGCAGACGACTTCGACAAGCGGTTTAAGTCATCTGGGAAAGTAACAGGCCGGCGCCCATTTAACGGCCGATATCGTAAACGCTAAACTATTCATCATGGCACGCACAGTGACTATTACGACAGATGTCGATGTAGATCTCGATGAAATTGAAACATATCAATTGATTGAAGAATTGGGCCGGCGCATGGAAAAGCGCATGGATAAGTCTTACAGCCGCAGCAGCGACTATATTACTAGAGATGAAGTAAGCGAATTGTATAATATGTCTTGCCGGACACTTGGAGCAAAGTCCAGATTCACAGGAAGCCTACTTGATCAGTTGAAATTTGAGGTCTTCGAAGAAGCAAAAGACAGATTTACACTTGAGGGACTTCAAAAAGCACTATCCAAGTAAACATCGCATCTACCCAGTGCACGATTGATTAACGATAAAACAGAGGGTATGTACTACAACACAACGAACTTGACGGGCGACGCCCTACGACACGAACACGACAATACTGTCACGCAGGAGAAAACTGTTATGGATTTCTTTAACAAGCACCCTGCCGGCAAATACCTGGCGACGGATGTATACCACCACCTGGTAACTACCGGCAAAATATCTGTCCGGGTGCCATTGATTTCCATCCGCAGGGCGATCACTAATCTGAAAAAGGACGGCCGCCTGCAGAAGCTCGAAGAAAAGGCGGTCGGCGCCTACGGATACAACAAGACGGAGCATTATTACCAGCTGTCCGTCAGCTGGGGGAAAACTACAGGCGCCGGATATGCGGAGATACACCCTGTACAACCAGAACTATTTTAAATCATGGCCAACAATAAAACCGGTTTCATTTACTACTCCGTAGAGACGGACCGGTACCAAGATATCCGGATAAAACGCCTGAAGAAAGAGTGCGGGTGTGCTGGTTTGGCCACATACGATTATTTACTCTGCGAAATCTACCGGGTAAAAGGCTGCTTCCTAGAATGGGACGATAGTACTGTCTTTGACGTAGCCGACTACCTGGGATTGAAGGAAAACACGGTTAGGGAAATAGTGAATTACTGCTGCTCTGTGGGTCTTTTTAATAAGGAACTGCTGGCGAGCGGGAATGTACTTACCTCCGCATCCATTCAATCAAGATTCATCGATTGGAGCAAAAAAGCGAAACGGGCCAACGTCACAATTCCGGAAAAAGCAAGGATTCTTCCGGAAGAATCGCCCAACCTTCCGGAAGAATCGGGCAAACTTCAGGAAGAATGTAAACAAAGTAAAGTAAAGGAAAGTAAAGTAAAGAAAAGGAGAGATTACGCGCCCGCTGAATTTCCGGAAGGTTCAGATTCAGGTACTAACTCTACATTTTGCAGAGGTGCACCCCGCGCGGAAAATTTTCACCCCGCGCCGCCACATGCAGGCCCCCGGTTAGAAGACGTCAAACGGTACTTCCGCGGCGCCGGAGGCACCGAAGAGATGGCCGAGAAGTTTTACAACAAGTGGGACAGCACCGGATGGATCTATAACGGCAGCAAAATAGTGCGATGGGCAGGGCTGGCAAACACATTTATCGTTAACTACAGAGAAATCGAGGAGAGAGATGGACGAAAAACAACTACAACAGGCAACAAACCACCTTCAGGCGGAACAAAAGCCTTTAACGGTAAAAACGGCGGTTTCGAAATCATTGCCGGACAGCTTAAAGACGAGCTTTCTTCCGGAGGAACAGCGGGTGATCCAAATGAAATATAAGTCCAAGCGGATCGGAAACTATACCCCTGAAGAGCTTTCTCTACAGTGCAAAGCGATGGTTATGAAGATTGCCGTCATCACCGGATGGCAGATACCAGACAACCCGGAATACGTCACCATCCTCATGGACCAGCTGCAGAAAAAGTTCGCAGATGACTACCAGGATCTGAACGCCGACGAGTTCGAGTATGCCATCAGAACATACGGCACCCGGATGAAAGACTGGGGAAAGTCGCTAAACCTGTCGCTAATAGACGACGCCATCTGCGAATACCTGGGTAAGCGGAAGTACCTGTCAGATCTGGAAGCACAAAAAATGGCAAACGAGGCCGAACCAGCAGCCTTACCACCCGGCGAAACAGATTGGTCGGACGAGTGGGAGAAGATCAAGGAATCGGCCCGAAAAGGGATGTTTCGCGGCGAGTTCATAACCACCTGTATCTACGACTGGCTAAAACGCAACAAAATGATCACGCTTTCAGGCGCCGAAAGATGGCAACTTCTGGAAGACTGCCGGCAGGCGTACGCCCTGGAAATGAGGGAAGCCCTTCACTCCTCCCCTGCTGCCAATCCGGAAGGCCGCCGCCTGTACGAATTGCTCGTGAAAGAAGGAGACGAATGGCGCCAGGAAGAAAAACTGTGGTCGGCTGTCGTGGACTACAGTAAGCGGGAAACGGTAAGAATTGAAGCCCTAAACGCTATCGCTAACGAACAAAATCAGGAATGATGAAAGAGATATTCGCCGAAAACATGAAGTACCTCCGGAAGTTATCAGGCCTCGATCAGGGTGATTTTGCTGACTTCCTGAAAGTACACAGGTTCAACATAGGATCATACGAACAGGGGCGGTGTTATCCCTCCGTACCGGTGATTTTGAGGATCTGCCGCAATTTCTCTGTCTCAATAGAGGATTTATTAACCAAAAATTTAGAGGACAAATGCAAAAGACCTGCTCCAAATGCAAAGAATCCAAGCCCACCGGAGAATTTGTTAAAGATCCAAGCCATCCGGGAGGCCGCAAATCTTATTGCAAACAATGCGCAAATGCTGCTGTCAGAGAGCGATCCAGAAGGATGAAGGAGGAACGGGAAATGTATTTATAATCTGAAATCTGTGAAGTATGGAATCTTACCTGGAATACCGGCGCCGCATCAAAAACGAGGGCAAGCCGGTAAAGGAAAAGAAAGTGAAGAAGATAAAGCCGTTCAGCGACAAGCGGGCCGCGATAAACCGTGAGTATTACAGGATCACGAAACCGCTTTGGCAGGGCAAGGAGTGTGAGATTAAGGCGCCCGGCTGCCAAGGACGTGCAACAGGAATGCACCATAAACGCGGCAAGACGACAGTAGAAAGGCTTCTTAATACCGACGAAATGGTACCCGCCTGCACACATTGCAATTTGATATGGGTTGAGGAAAACAGCAAAGCTTCTGAATTATTAGGGTTTAAGCTGCCTCGAAATGGCAAGTAGGGCAATGAAAGGCACTGTAAATCTCCATATCGGAGACCATCTCACGGGCCACGAAGAGTACCGAGACGACGAGCACCGCGACCGGATACTGCTCTACTGGACCAGCACCCACCACCTGCAGGACAAAACATACACAATCACAATCGCACCAGATGAAAAGGAAATCGAAGGCAAGTATTACGCTGAAAGAGCTCAAAAATTCTACCGTGGCAGGTTTAAACGCGGAGGCGATCCGGGAGTTGGAGGAACAGGAGGACGCACCGAAGAAATCGAAGTATGGGAACAACAGGACTGAGGTTGACGGCATCTGGTTCGATTCCGCGAAGGAAGCGGCCCGGTACAGCACCCTGCGGCTTATGGAACGCGCCGGCCTGATCCGCGACCTACGCCGGCAGGTTGCTTTCGAACTGAACGACGGCGGCACCCACTCCCTTAAGTACATCGCCGACTTCGTCTACATCGATTGTACAACCAGCCTGCAGGTCGTGGAGGACGCGAAAGGCTTCCGGACGCAGGAATATTTGAAGAGAAGACGCCTGATGAAAAATGTGCATAATATCGAAATAAAGGAGGTATAAAATGAATGAGATAAGAATTTGCAGCGTTAGCGGTGGAAAGGATAGTACAGCACTGTACTGCCTAATGGTCGAAACATACGGCCACGATTTCATTCCGGTGTTTGCCGACACTGGCAATGAGCATCCGGTAACGGTGAACTACGTACGCAACCTGCATATCATGGCCGGCGGACCTCCTGTAAATATCATTCAGGCGGACTTCAGGGAAAAATTGAAAGACCGCGGCATTGAACCTACTGGCAACCCATTCATGGACATGATGCTCTGGAAGAAAAGGGCACCCAGTACTAAAGCCCAGTTTTGTACCGAGTGGGTAAAACTATGGCCGATCTCACGGTTTCTGTGGCAGTTTGCTAATGATCTCCGGCCGATTGTAATGTTCGTCGGCATCCGCGCGGGAGAAAGTGTAAACAGGTCAAAGCGGATGCCATTTGCATGGAATAGTTATTTCTCTTGTCTTGAAGTATTGCCTCTGTTGTACGAGACGGAAGCCGATATCTTTCAGTATCTGAAAGAGAAAGGAGTGCCGCCGAACCCTCTATATACTATCGGAGGTGTAAACCGTGTAGGGTGCTACCCCTGTATACATGCCAACAAACACCAGCTGCGTACGTTGGAACAGTGGGCTTGGGATAAGCTGGAACAGTGGGAAAACAAATTAGGCCGCTCATGGTTCCCGGCAGGTATCCTGCCGGGAAGGCCACCGGGAGAAATACCTCGGATTTCGGATGTGCGGGAATGGTCTAAGACATTGAGAGGTGGTAGCAAATACGATCTGTTCGCAGAGACAGACCAGAAGGATGTCCCCTCCTGCATGGGTACGTGGGGGATATGCGAATAATTACAGAACTCGAAAAATTGATTTATGGAGCTGAATAAAATATACAACATCGACTGCCTGCAAGGCCTGCGTCAGCTGCCGGACGAATCTGTCCACTGCTGCGTGACTAGCCCTCCGTATTGGGGCCTGAGAGATTACGGTGTCGTTTGGCAGTTTGGACAGGAAGAGACTCCCGAGGCGTTTGTGACCCGGCAGGTAGAAGTATTCCGGGAGGTTCGCCGGGTGTTGCGGAGAGACGGGACACTCTGGCTGAACATCGGGGACAGCTACGCCAGCATTTCCCGGCAAAGGACGGAAGAGCAGGTAACCGGTGGATTAATTACTGGCAAAGCCCACCACATAGCCTGCAAAGATCAGATCAATAAGGTTACCGGTAGTCTGAAACGGAAAGATCTGGTGGGCATCCCGTGGATGTTGGCCTTTGCACTCCGGGCCGACGGCTGGTACCTGCGGCAGGACATCATCTGGAGCAAGCCCAACCCGATGCCGGAGCCAACAAAAGACAGGTGTACAAAAAGTCACGAGTATATTTTCCTCTTGACCAAATCCCAAAAGTACTATTTCAATCAGGATGCCATAAGGATTGATTCGGGTGCCAATAGAAGATCGGTATGGGTAATGTCCGGCGCCAACTATCAGGGGAATCATTGCGCCACCTTCCCTGAAGAACTGCCACATATCTGCATCCTCGCTGGGTGCCCGCCTGACGGAGTGGTGCTTGACCCGTATAGCGGTGCCGGCACTACTGCGCTGGTCGCCCGGAAGCTGCAACGGAACTTCATAGGGTTTGAGTTGAACCCGGAGACGATCGCAGAGGCGGAGGAACGACTACAAAGGGAGCTGGGTCTGTTCAAATAGGTGTTTATCTGTACGAAATAATATTTCCAACTGCGAAAGAAGATCTCTTTCTAAATTATTGGGGACATCACCATTAGCGAGCTCAAATGGTTCGCCATCTGACTTCTTGATAAATGTAAATTTCATCTTGGGATCTACCACTTCTAGGTAAAACAATCGTCCAGTCCTGTTATAATTATCGTCATAAACCGTAAGATCGGTATCTACAAGTAAAAGTCCGAGATGCATTTTGATACGAGTTGTTTTAGGATAGTTTGCCATACGCTTTTTTAACCACAACAAATTTCACATCAAAAAGTTTAAACCGGCCCGGAGGGCAACCAATAATATGAGCAACAACAGAAAAACACCCAGCATTATCGAACAGCACCCAGAGGGGTCAGGCTGGAAAGCCGAATACGACAAGTGCGCCCGCGCGGCAACTGATCCTATTGCTACACTGGACAAGGTGGAAGAATGGATAATAGGTTCTTTAGGTGCTGGACATAGACAATCATGGAGAAGAATCAGGGAGCAACTGGAACAGTACTGCCCGGAATGCAAACCGGAGAATCAGGTATTTTCAAAGTAACTCACCCGCCGCCCCGTAAGACGGTATAAAAACAAGAAACTATGAGTATCGAACTACAAATTTCAGATGATAGCGCCTCCACGAGCGAAAAAATCATACTGGCCTGCAATAATATTCAGTGGGCAAATGCCAGAATAGCAGCTCTGCAAACAGAAATGCGGCACCATAAGTACACTATGGAGAGAGATGAGCACAGATCCACGATGGATGAGATTATTACCCGAAATGAATCGACATTACAGCGGGCGCTATCATCTCTTGCCCCTGTATTGGAAGATTTGGGGAACTACCTCAACGATTGTGACGCCGTCGCGCAGCTGGACATCCGGGCTTTAAGGGTGGGCAATGAAGTAGTGCTGCTGGGAAAGGATGAATACGACATAGACTACGAAGATGATAAAACAGCCGGGTAGACACCCAGCTAACCATTACTCTACATAAACAACGTCACCATCGATAAAGCTTTGCCAGTAGATATAAGTTTCGCCGATTCGTAGACTCCAGTATTCTTCGAGCTTTAACTGGTCGTGGTGAGCAAAGGCAAATTTAACCACCAGGGGGTTGTATAATCCCCATAACCTTCTTACGCGGAAAGTGAGTTTAAAGGTGTAGTGTTTTATACTCCCTCCGGGGCCGCCAACTGAAAGCCCGGGGAGCTGATCGACTGATATAAGTGTGTATTTCATGAGTCAAAATTATGTAACGGCCAGGGCAATTTTTTACGGGAAGCCGTAACGCAGAAAAAGTTTACTGGCAGAATATTTAAACGCCTACGGCAACCCGTAAAAAACAGAAATTTCATCACAGTAACTTTACATAAAAAAACACATGGAAAAGTTAAAAGTACCGCACGACAAACAGGGAGATCACCAGCCGATCGTTGACGGCCAGACCGACTACCGGGATGCTTACGAATTGAAGGGTGCGACGTTAAAGTTCGTGACGTTCGAACAGAACAGAACCGATACTTATGCCGTATGGCAGGACGTCGACACCAAAAAACAGTACCGGACGGATGTTTTTCACCTGGGAGATGCAGTAAACGAAAACCTGCCGGATGGCAAGGTGAACAAGGTAGGCGGCTGCTTCATCACCGGCGACTTTGGATTTAAGCAGGTGGGACAGCACGTACTGCTTTACATCCTGGAGCCGGCGCCGCGGAACACAACACCTGATGAAGCCACCCAACTGGCACATATTCGGGAGGTCTGCGCCCGGTTTCTTGCAGGTGAGCTGAATGGATACAAGTTGAGGCAGGAGATTAAACAATTTATGAAAGAATTAAACCGCACCGGCTCCGGCACCCGGTAAGTAAAATGGACAATTCATGGGAAGGACTTGAGCCAGCACCGATTGAATATCTGCATTGTCAATTATTGGAACACTTTCACATTTACAGGGAGCAAAAGTCTGGAGAAGAAGCATCAGTAACACTAACAGGATTGGAATTTAACAACATCATCGCTCAGGCCAAGACGGATACGTACAGAAAATATGAGAAATTAAACCTACATAGGGCGATCCCTAAAACAGAACTTTAAGCCCGCCGCCGGTCGGTTACCGGCACCTTTTTCACATGAAGACAGTATTTGTAACAAAGTGGCTCGAAACACGGGGTATCGTGGAGTGTGAGCTCGTAAAACATGATCCTCCGGGCGTTAAGGTAATAGAGGACTGGTCCCGTCGCACCGCATACATAGGAACGAACCACTGGCACCAATCACGGGAAGCCGCCGAGCAAAAGGCCGCCATGATCGCCGCCAGAGCTATCGCTACCCACGAAAAGAAGATAGCGGCGCTGAAAAAGTGGCTGCCGGCGAAATAAATCAACAAAACAACCGGCAGGGAGGCCGGAGAAAAATGAAAACAGGAGTAGAAATCATTGCCGAAGAACGGAAACGGCAAATAAACATAGAGGGCTATCACGAGCATCATGATGATAGACATGAAGCTGGGGAGTTGGCTGATGCAGCTATGTGCTATTGCATGTCGCCTATTTACAGGCCAGCTTACAATTTCCCCCCTATGGGATGGCCATGGATAGGCGGGGAAAATGATGGTTTTAAGCCATCAAACAACCGTATCCACGAATTAGCAAAGGCTGGCGCACTCATCGCCGCAGAAATTGATCGATTACAACGCATGGCGGACAAGGAGGACCAAACCAATGAATAAGCTGAAACAATGTCCAGAGTTCCCATTTTTTGGAGCCTCGTATCCTGATGCTACCTGCATTGATGGTTATCTGTGGGATCTGGATAAATTCGAAGATGGCAAACTGTATGGCGGCGGAGAAGTCGGCTGCCCATTCTGTAACGAAAAGGAATTTAAAGAGTACTACGGGTACAGTGATGCAGACGAAGAAGAAAAGGAAATGATTGACAAACACACGGAAGCGCTTAAACAAAAGTATTTATGAATAAGCCAACCGCAGAAGAATTAAGACTGGGCGGCAAAGATCCCGGGCTGCTGACGCGATTCATGCAGGAGTTTTTCCCGTATGGCCATTTTAAAAAGATCGGAATTTTCACCAAGGGAATGAGGGGCAACTACTACGCACAGGCGGCCCGCATCTGTAAATTCTTTGGGCTGAAAACTATCTACGAATACGGATCAAAGGAAATCCGTTGTCATCTCACCTACGTAGACGGAAAGCGCCCAAAAGGTGAACCTTTTGTAACAGTAACACCAAGTATTTATGAATAAGCACGAAACCCTGATTCGCCAGATAGCGGATGAAATGGCAGCCCAAAAACACCCCGTTTCATTCCAACTATACAATAAGTATAAGGATAAGGAAGATAACGGTTGGAGCCATGATTCTTATGTAAAAAACTGGCACCTTATCGTTGATGGCTATGTTGTACATGCACGCATCGCCGTCGAATGGATAAAAAAAGAGGTATCCGACGTATTATATGAAGTAGAGAGCGACGGAAAAGTAATAGACCAGTGGTTGATTGACCGCGGTCTTATCCCGGAAGCCGACAAGGAGGCGGCAGACGATGAAAGCATGTGAACCTATGGTATATACTGTCCCCATCCCAAAGGTAGAGGATGAGGATGTCCCAGCTGAAGCCTATAAGACTATGTGGAAAGCATTGGAGGCGGTTGCCAAAACGCAGAAGCGAGCCATTACCATTTCGTATAAACCTGCAAATGGTGGATATGTAAGCAAAAACAGCGGCAAGTGGAGAATAGACCTAATGGGTACTATATTCATCAACAAAGAGCCAATGAAAGTTTTGTCTGATGCTATAAGGTTTTGGGCAAGGGCACATAACATTGATATTGAAAAAGCACTTCAACCGGAACAGGAGGCCGATAATGATGAGTAGCATACAGCATCATGAATGGGATCATCAGTTTAAATGGTTCTTCAAATGCCCTCATTGTGGATGCATAAAGGTAATACCTGATGTAGGGCAGATAACATATTATCCTCAAAAGCAAAAATATGCGTATGCTATGGGGACTGTTGACGAGCCTAGTTGTAAACAAAAAAAATAAAAACTATGACTAAGAAATTCTGGTTTTTCATACACAACGCAATCGCACATCCCTTACTGTGCATCGACAACCGCATAGATTCATGGCCCAGCCGGTTCCACGACTGGACGGGGGAGAAAATGGGAATGCCTCACTAACTAAAGTACTATGATTGTTAAGCTAAAAAGCCTCGTTGTTCCGATGGTAGTGTATCCTTACGCTGTGTTTTTCTCTTTCGAACAGACAGATGGCCAGTTGGAGCAAGCGCTAAATAGGCATGGATTGCAATATCATAACGGGATGTCACTGAAGGGGGCGGGGAAATGCCTTGTAGTTCAAGACGATATGTTTTGTTTGGTCAGATTGAGGTATTACCCGGACAACGCTGACGACATTGGCACCCTGACGCACGAGGTGTTACATGCGGTCGCCCAAACCTTCAACGACATGGGATTGTGCCTAAACGAAGGGTCTGAAGAGGCTTACGCATACATGACGGGCTATCTTATACGAGAAGTATACAAAAACTTATAAACTAAAAAGCGCCGCCAAGGAGGCCGGTAGCAATGAACACTAAACCAATCACCTGGAGATCCAGGAAGGACCAGAACAAAGCAACGTTCCGGCTGCAAACCAGGGGCGCCATCTTGGCAACGGTAACAGAAGGGGACATTCTACAACAAGGCGGTTCCGGCAAATATGGGTTCCGCATAAAACTGAAAAAGGAGAAGGGGGCCGGGCGACATGACTGAAAAAATATTAGATATTCTATACGATCACTCTGAGCCTGATGAATATGGAACAATATTGCATGACTGTGATATGATTTCAGCCGCCAAGGATATAGCACAGATGTTCGCTTACCGATTCTTCATCAGGGAATACGACTATGTTTCAGGAATGGTATCTGTGGACTACTTTATCAACGACGTAAAGTCAAACATAGCCCACTGGTCGCACTGGACCGGCTTCACCGAACAGCAGATTATTAACTCACTCGAAAAACTGAAAGCGAAATGACACATGAAGACAAAGAGCTATTGCTCTACAAAATCGACGCAGAGGGATTTGACTACTGCTTCAATGGCTATAGCTCATGGGAAGATATAAATGATGAGAATTTCCACAAGCTACGCCTCGCGTACGTCAAGGCTCAAAATGAACTGAAACAGTACATTAAAAAATGTAAACCTGAAAATTGATAAAAATGACAACACTTGAACAGAAACAGCAGGCAGCTACTTCATTTAGTATATCAGATGGATACGAACATGGAGCAGAATTAGACAGGAGGTTCATCGCCGGTGCCGAGTGGGCCGAAGCGCAGCAAAGGTGGATACCGGTAGCGGAGAGGGTGCCGGAAGCGATAGATGGTAAAGTGTATCCAGTACTTTGCCTTAACGGGAAGCACCGCGTCATATGCTACTACTTCCCGGAACACTTCAAAACAGTAGAATGGGAAGATTGGGACGACTATAATCCCGAATGGTTTCCGTACACGGAAGAAGATGCAGAAAAGGGTGTAGTATGGCTGCGTCCCGGATTCTATCAGGAGGTTGAATGTGATAAATGTGATGGTTATTGGAGCAGCCCACTTCCAATAACAGCATGGCAACCACTACCACCCGCACAGGAGGGCGGACAGGATGTACAATGACAAGCAGCTTAAAAGGCGTCCAGCCGTGAGGCGTCTGTATATGTTTTCTGTTTTGACAATATTAATCTACGCCGCACCTGCCATAGGACACGCTAATATTGATCCCAGATGCTGGGACCCTGTTTTACGAGGTTTTGCGGCTATTGCCTGGGCTATGGCATCCAGGATTGTACTATTGATCCCTGATAAAGACATTAATGGTTAATAAAAAGTGCCGCTAAGGAGGGCGGGAAATATGAATAAGCCAGTAAACGAAATTACTTTTCACCTAATCAACGAGGGTCTGCCGGAGGATATACAGCCGGCCTTGTGGTGGTATAAAGGTGATGGCTGCCCACCATATTGCGGCTCAATGACCGACGACGACTTCCCAAATATTGATTTTTTCTTTGCATGGTGTGAGATCCCAAACCCGTCCCTGGATTTTTGGAATAAATACAACATGAAACCACCTGCTGTAGTAGACCTACAGAAAGAAAATCTGAAGTTGCACATACAGCTCCACCATGCGCAGGAGCAAATCGGCCGCCAAGAAGAACAAATTAAAAAACTGCTGGTCCAGCTGGCAGAAAAAGGAGGAAGAGAAAATGAAGAAGGAGAACAAACCACCAGTGATACACCAGCATGCTGACTACTTCGCCGCCAAGGCAGCTGCCGGCGACTGGTTTAAAACGAAGCACAACCACGAATGCGGCACTGTGATGGACGAAAAGCGTGAGACAGCGGAGGGATTATACATATCCTTCCGCTCCCAGCAGGACCCGTGTCTGCGGGACAGGTACCAGGTAATTATTGCATAACAAAATACGATGTGATGAAAGACGAACGTGCGGAACTAAAAACAGAACTCCATCTGCTGCTGGACCAGCGGTACCGGCTAACGAACCGGATCAACCAGATCAAAACGATCCTATCATACACACCTGCGGTATTAACAGTAAGCCAACATGCTGTGGACCGGTACCGGGAGCGGATAATGAACATCCCTCCCACTGCAGCCCGGAAGATCCTAAATGATCCGGCCCTTATAGAAAAATACAAGAAGCATGGAGAGGGAACCTATGTACTATCCAGCTATCCGAATGTCCTGTGTGTAATCCGAAACTGGACCGTGATCACCTGCTATAACAGGTACGCCCCGGAAGAGAAACTGAAGGTACTGGGTCCGTACATGGAATACTACATCCGGACGCTGGTTTATCGGGTTGACAATCCAGGAGTGTCTTTGAAGACCTTCAAACAGTTTAGAAAAGAATACTATAAATAACCCCTGTGAGGGAGAAAACGTGAAGTATGAGTAAGGAAACAAACGTGTTGGCAAAAGCCATAGCCAAGGAATTATTGAATATCACCAATTTTTCAACCTGTGAGTGGATCACCGAAGACAAGCTGCTGGCAGAATTACCATTCACAAAGCGATCACTACAGAAATACCGGCATAACGGATTGCAGCAGGGATATCATTACAAACCCCTTTCACCAAGTGGCGGAGGCGGCACCGATGAAAGGGGAAGAAAGGTGTTTATTTACCATCGTGGGCGGATGGTTCAGTTTGTAGAGGATCTTTAAACCATGATCTCGACTTCAGAAGCTGCAGCTTCATTTCATCGGAAATTTTAACATACCGGCTAAAGCTGTCCACGCTGGAATGTCCTGTTATTAACATGACTTCCCTATCGGGGATTCCAGCGAGGACGGCATTAGTTGCCAGGGTGCGGCGCATAGTATGGGGGGAAACCAGTTCGTATTTGGCGTAATAATTACCGCTGGTAACACCTCCCTTTGTGCTAACTATCAATACCGGTTCGTTAATTTCAGCTCTTTTGCAAATATCAGAAAGATGGTGCCCCAAAGAACTACCACAGCCATACACAGGCAGCTTACTGTTATACTTTTGGTAAATCTTCCTTGCCATCCAGTGCATGGGAATTTTAACCTTCTTGTCAGATTTGTCTGTGAGAAATTCGAAATGATCGTTTACTAGTTTGTAGTTGTTGATACGATTAAGATCCTCTACCCGCAGACCCACGTAGCATCCAAAGACAAAAATGTCCCGTGCTCGCTCTTTTGGCCCTTCAAGATTCAAGTTGTAAACCCTTGAAATTTCATCCTCTGTGAGTGCGACAGCATCAACTTCCTCGCGAGAGAAGTACATAATGCTTTTTTTAAATATTTCATTCCTATGTCTCCCTTCGTCATAAGTGTACGTCAGGAAGGCGCGGAACTGGGCCATAAGGAGGGCGGTGGTGTTTTTCGCATAGTTCTGCTGGTTAGCCCACACATATAGGCCGTTTACCCATTTTTCATTCACTTTTTCATAGCGGGCAATCATTAATTTATCTTCAATATATTTAGACATGCGCTTCGCGTTATCCATATATCGCTCTATTGTCCCGGGAGAGTATCTCTTTTTGGTCTTTTTAATAAGGATGTCCCCTGATCTCATTCCTTCAATCATAAGATTCCAGTCATCCATAAAATTGCCTGCTTTCCCCTTTTTCTGCTTCCCAAGCACTTCATTAACCTTGTCTTCCACATCCCTCTTTAACAGTAGGCTTTTAACAGCACGACAATAGTTAACATGTTCATTTACAACATGTTCAATTCTTATCATCTTTGTTTTTGCGGCTTGTGGGAATTGTCCTGCAGCATAATTATCTTTGTCGATCTTTTCGCCGATAGCTACCCTTGCCCGGTCGTCATCGCAGTACATCGAAAAGTAGATGTAACCATTACTGTAAGTAAACAT